CCTTTTTTGACGACTGTACCTAGAGCAACGGCAGTATCAAGCAAGTTCTGTTTGAAATCCATTGTAGCCATATTCGCAACTTCGATTGATTTCCAGTCGATAAGTTTTACGTATCCAGCCGATAATGCCTGAGCAAAGTTATACATTGCGTGGGACGCCTGTTCTGCATTTGCACCAGAAATTGCTGCTTCGTTTGATACACCTTTGATTGCCGCAACTGCGTCTTTTAACCCAACACCAGCATTCGTAAATTTTCCAATATTTGCGGTCATGTCTGAGAACGAATAAATAGTTCTATCCGAGTACGTATTAAGTTCGTCAAGATACTTATTTACCGTAGACAAACTTTCTCCAGTGGACATAATAATTGTCTGAATAGAGTTCATCTTTAATTTATATTCGTTCCAACCATCGGACATACCATCAAAAGCTAAAGCCGATACTATTTTTTTGCCTGCGTCAACAGCTGCATTTGTAAGTCGATTCAACACACTCATAACTACGGTATCCATAGCTGAGAATTTGACTTGAACTGCTTCTACCGCTCTGCCCATTCCGTCCATGTTGAACTTTTTAGTCTCATTTTGAAATTTAGCAAGACTCTTTCCAGACTCACTAAAGTCGATGCTTTTCTTAAGAGCTTCTATAGATTTTTGACTTTGACGAATTTTTTTCTCGAATTGTCCATTCTCAAATTGCATTCGAACAACGTCGTCTTCAACAACTTTACCCATTATCCAGTGACCTCCTTCCAAGCATCTTTAGCTAGCCTATCAAATACCGGTTTTAAAGCCGGGTTAATATAGTCAACCCCCTGAACATATCCACCATTTCTAGTTCCATGTCCATATTGTAGAATAATAGCTATATTCACATGGTTCACTACATTAGAATTTTTAAACACTAAACTTATAGATCCGTTATCGCGCACTATTTCATAATACCACGATGCAGCTGTTACTCCTGTTGATACCGGAGTTGCAGCCTTGAGGGCGGCTACGCCTTCACGTCCGTACTTATTTAATATACCGACGTTAACGCCTTCCAAAAGCTTTTCGAAATAATTATCGAGCTTTTTAAAATTGCCCTCAAGTTTGCATCTGATCATGTCATTCTCCTTTATTACACTAATTCAGAAATTTCTACAAATCCTGTATACTTCTTTCCCTTAATAGTTACTACGCACAGTAACCATACCGACTTTTTGTACTTGTTGAAATATCCGTAGCACTCAACCTTTCTTCCAGCAGGAATCTCAACCATTAGCTTTTTGTTCCATCCGGCATCAATACGCATAGGTGTTTTATTAGAAGTTTTATAAGCCTTCTTATAAGAATCACTAACATAAACTGCCGAACATGTAGTAGTAGCCAGACCACATGGAGTGTTGATTACTGCATTTACTTCTTTTGTAACCGCTGTAACATTGTAATGCTTTGCTTTAAGATTCGATTTGTAATCTTCTCCCCATTGACCAGCAATCACTTCTCTTGCTACTGTTTTAATATCTTTACCAACATGGCGATGAGTGCTAGTGCTAATCTTTGGCTGATCCACATCGTATTTCGGTGTGATAAATCCTCTTATGAATTTGCCATTGATACTGACCGTTCTCTTCTTAACAGAATCTTTATAATTACCTTCTGTTACGACAAAGTAGCCTTCATTCCTGTTAACATAGGTAACCATTCCCACATGCTTTGGTGTTCCTTTGTTGTCGCCAACTCCATTATCCTTCCAATCGTAAAGACACGCATCTCCAATTTTAGGGATGTAACCATCATTCTCTTTCCAGCAACCCATTTTCTGTGCCCTTTTAATAAGATAATAACAGCTGCACTCAACTGGCATGATATCAGTATATCCAAGGGCAATTGCTACTGCAGACCAAGTTGTAGCGCACCACGCCATTCCAGGCTTCATAGTAACACCTCTTGGTTTCGTTTTCTGTTTGTTGTAAATATCAAGAATGGATTTATAAGATCCATCTTTTTCGTTTTTGCCAACCCAAGAATTAATAAGGTTAACAGCCGCTTTTCGTGTTCTGGCCATATTATCACCCCTTTGTATGTAATTCTTTTTTTCTTCGTTCATTTTCTTTCTTTTGCCATCTACGGATTTCTTCATTGGTCATTTTCTTAGGAGGATTTGTTTTTACCGCGTACAACTCTATGAGCATAAAAACGCGTCTAATATTCCATTTCTCACAGGGATCAAATGGTATTCTAGCCATAGCTAAGTAAGCATATATTAGCTCGCTTGTTAATGTCTCCGGTTTCCCTTTATCGTCATCACCAATTGTAAAAACCCTAGATGCTGTAGCTGGGTCATCGATATAGTCAATTATTTTTTTAAGTAAACTATCATCAAGTCGCTTAAAAAACTCAACCTTATCAAAAGACCCAACTATCATACAGTACATATAATCAAGAAACTCTTCGTCGGTTAGAGTTCCCTCATCCATAGATTTCAATAATGGTTTATGCCATACTTGCTCCCATTTTGAAATTGCTATTAGGGAATGCTCGAGCTTAATCTTAGTAGGTTTTACAACCTTCCCAAAAGTTTGAGTTTCTTGATCAAACGGCTCATATCCAGGAAGAATTAATTCGAGCATTATTATCTCCTTAGTTTGCTTCTTTCACAGCGTCATCTGTAGCTGCTACAGATCCTGCTACTTCTGCCATTGCTGCTGAAATCGCCTTTCTCTGAGCATCGCTTAATGTAGCATCGTCATAGACTCCAGATTCTGCTGCTTTCTTGATCTTGTCATTTACTTCGTCAGGCATGATATTAAGCAGAAACTCGGAAGCTTTTGCTTCATCCATACAAATTTCCATAAAGAACTTGTCATATGCTGCAGTAGCCTTGAACTCTGCCAGTGCTTCAGGAGTCTTTGTAAATGTACGGCCGTCAAGAGATTTGATTCCGTAAGATGCATCAATAATCTTCTCAAAAATATTCATGATATCCGGCTGAGACTGTTTCTGCACCATAAGGCTCATATATGATGTTAAGCCCCCGTTAAGGCTTGTTTCCAATTTTAAAATTTCACTCTGAGTAAGATTGAAGTAGAAATCTTCAGATCTCTCATTTCCGTCAAAGTCCTTGTAATTGATAGTTTTGATAAACATAATTTAGTCTCCTTTCATTCTTAAAAATCCCAGTCTGCATATTTCAGCAGACTAGGAAAAACTTTATTCTGTTTTAAGTGTTACACCTGTAAGTAAGTATTCTTTTGTTTCTGTCGCGCCTTTGTTAGTTGCTTTAATCAAGATGGACTGCTTATTAGTGTCCTTGATCTTAAGAACTGCCTGATGATCAGACTGGAGAAGTTTAGATGGGCCAGATGTTCCATTTTTAACTTCAACCGTTAATGATTCAGGGAAACCACTCTTTGGAGCAATGTCAAGAGCGATGTAATTACCACTCTGTTCGTCGACTTTACTGCTGAATCCAGTATAGCCCGTCACATAGTTAAGAGTACCAGAAATTACTCCAGTACTCTCATTCACCTTGATATTTGACTGAAGGTCAGCTGCCTTCTTGCCAAACAGGTCGTCTTCTCCTATAATAGGAGTTGCAGAGACGTCCAGTGACGGGTCAGTTATTTTAAAAGTTTAATGATCTCATCTGGAAGAAGCAATTTAGCTTCTGTATCTTCTGTTCCATACAAAGCATCCTCGATCTTCTTCATCTTGGTAGCTTCGACCTTTGTAGAATCGATCTCGAGGTGCGCTGTTGGCTTAAAGCCATCAACTGTAACTGGTGTTGTTGAAAGCTCCCAGCTGAATGAAATTGCCTCTGGAGAATCATTTACTGACTGGAAGCCTTTCTCTGATGGAGAAGCCTTAGCTCCGTAAATGATGTGAATCTTGTAACCATAATCATTGCTCTTGACATCGTTGCCAATCAACGTGCGATAAGAGAAACCAAATGTATCTCTATTCTGCTGACCAATAGTAACTCCTTTGCTAATCTCAGCTGTTCCATTGCATCTTTCGAATGCTTCTGGATAAGTGTAAGCTTCAATTGTAGCTCCAAACTCCTCTGCTGACATAAGGCTAAGATACTTCATGTTATCAGCATATACAGCAGATGCTTCTGCTCCGGATGGAGATTCTGTAACTGCAGTGAGGCCGTTCCATGCAGAACCAGCGGCATATTCACCATCAACAACTGGATAAATAACGCCATGATCCACACCGGTCTCGTACTTACGTTCTCCGGTTTTGTCCCATGTTAATTTAGACATGTTTTTCCTCCTTTAAAATATAATTACAAAGACCGAATGATACAGTCCATCTGATAAGTAAGATCTGTTAAATCTTGCAGTGGGTATTTCCACTATCTTATCGACTAATGTGTTATCCGGGTCTTTAGTTACCACTTCTACTGAGTATTCTTTATCAATACTATAATTCTTGTTATCTGCTGATCGAATATTGTAATCATCGACAGAGTATATTACTGCCGGATATTTGATGTTCTTTATAACTTTTTGCCCAGCACCGGATACATTGGAAGGTGGCTGGAAATATACATTGGCGCCCTTCCCAACAATATCTTTTAAATATCTATCGAAATCAAGTCTCGTCCTCATTCCACAGCTCTCCCAATGTTATAATAAGTCTAGGGGACTGTGAAGCATCAACTTCTGTTGCCTTCCACTTAGCCCCCATAAACTCAACCCATCGCATATCAACGAAATGATCGCGTATATAGGCATCACCAATAACACTTATCTGATTAGAGATTGAAATGTTACTATTGATCTGCTGCGAATCCTGAAGACGTCTCGTATTACGAAGAATATCTCCTCGATAGATACGTTCCGTTATTTGCTCAGCCCAAACTGATTGAGCTACTTCTACTTGCTCAGCAAAGCCGATCTTGCCGTACCATCTATTCACGATCATTTCCTCCTATTTTGATTAGTTGCCGCCCTGACCAGCTGCCTTACTAAGGTCTGCCGTTGCAATCTTTGTCTCGATAGCAATAGCTGATAATGGTTTGATCAGTGCTCCAGAGATACGTGTCTCGATAAGGTACTTCTGAGCGTTGTAGTCAATGTCGAAATCGTCGAACATATTGATAGCGCCGCCCTTGTCCGCACCAATGTTGTAGTCCTGCAGGTTTACAATGATACCCTGAAGAGCCAGTGTGTCAGTCTTGTCTACACGTGTGAGACCTTCCATAACCGGAACAGAAACAATCTTGGATACACGGCATGCTGTAGCCAGCTTCTCAATGTTGTCGTAGATGATACGTCCGTTCTTATCCTTCAGCAGTAAGCACTCTGTAATGATTGACTCTGGAGCGAACAGTTTTGGATTACCAGAACCCTTGTATTCGATACGTGCTCTTACACAAGCCTCAATGAATGCTGTAGCCTTCTCAGCTGCGGTTGTTTCTTTTGTAATTGCAATAGGATACTTAATTGTGTAGAGATCAGCATCTTTCCAAATTGGACGAACGCTGTCCTCTTTGATGTGATCGTCACTGGATGTAAGACGTCCATCACCAACCAGGACTGCTCTTGCAATTTCCTCGTTCAGCATCATTCTCATTTCTGCTTTCAGCCAAACAATTACGTCAAAATCTGTAATGTCAATTAAATCATCACGATCAATCTTCTGTTTCTTGTAGATTGTCTGCGGGGTGGTTGTTCTCTTCAGTAATGAGAATACTTCCTCCTTTTTCAGCTTACCTTTGATGTAACCTCTTGCACGAGCTTCATCCTCACGCAGGTCTGCAAATGTAGACTTGATTCTTGAGAATGGCGTATGATGTACACCGTTCATTACTTCGGTTACCCATCCCTGGTCTCTTGCAATGAACTCAGGTTGTGTGTTTAAATTTTTGGCATCCGGGAACAGGTACTCAATATTTGTAATACCATGAGCAAGGAATGATTCTTTCATAGAGCCATATCTCTTACCGTCCTCGATAATCTCCTGCATTTCGCTGTGGGACAGAACGTCTCCGTTGTCTGTATTGTTGCCTTCAAATAAGTTATGTGCGATTGCACCCATGTCGTCATCCTCCTCTTCATATTCTTCGGAATCGTCATCATCTTTGTCAGGATCTTCGTCGTCATCCTCCTCTTCATATTCTTCGGAATCGTCGTGATCATCCTCTTCATCTTCATCCTCGTCCTCGTATTCATCTTCGTCTTCGAGAGCGTTAGGATCTTCTGCTAATGCACTTCCTACAGCCATGTAGAAAGCATCCTTCTGTTCTGGTGTCATTGTATCAACGACATCCTGAATGCTATTATTAGCCACTTCGTCTTCTCCTTTCTCATCTGAGTGCATAATCTCAAGATACTCTCCCGAATAAATATATGCCTCATAATCATCATTGTCAATTGTGTCGCCATGTGCTAAGGCAACATCTTCAATGTATGCTCCTGGATTTGCTCCTGCAAGAACAAGGCTAAGTTCTTTAATTTCACCATGCTGAACATATGGCCCACGCTGCTGAAGATGATTCGCCCAAATACTAAGCGAATCCATATCTCCGTGCTGAACAGCATCTTTCGCGATTTGACCATTATCTGAACCGTTGAAATATCCGTACGCATAAACACCATCTTTTCGGCATTCCATATAAGCATGCCCAAGCACGCTATTAATGTTACCGTGATCATGGTTATACACTAATGGAACTTTAGCGCCATCGATATCATCAAAAGCACCATGCTGAATAATTCTTCCATCAGCGCAAAGAATACCAAACTTTGTAGCCCAGCCCTTAAAGTCGCAATCGGCATACTTTGAGCGTTTAGCTCCCATTTTGAATTCCTCCTTTATTGTTCTTCTGTTTCCTCGTCAGCAGAATTTGTATTATACATCTGATCCAATTCAGTGTTCGACGCCGAAATATTATTGTTCGTCAGCGTATCTGCTTTAGGATCATCCACTGGCCTTAATCCAATTACTTGCCTGAATTCATTAGATGTCATTATACAGTTTCTCGTGAACTTATCAGCGAGCTCTGCAAGATTTGTAGTAGACACCAGTTTAAATGGATCTCTGAAATATTTAATTGCATGCCCTTTGGTCCTAGCGGTCTTTGTTAAGAACTTCCGATTCATCTCATCTACGACTGCTGCAAGTATTGGCTCAACTATACTATTGTAGTAGTTATTCATTGTATTCTCGTCTGCTGTGCCATTGAGAATCTCTACCGTCATTCCAAGCTGAGAGAATAACAAATTTGTGAAATACTCTACCTGCTTGAGTAAATTGTTTTCAATCGACCTATTGAGCTGTGTTACATGCTCAGTAGAATCGATGTAAGCAATGCCGTATTCCGAGCTTGCCAATTGTTCAGTAAGTTCTTTACGACGTTCTTCAGCCTGAGCTCTCTTTGCTTCGGACTTAATCGTATATGGCAACTGAATAATCAAATCAAGTTTATCAGATCCACTTCGATCATCTATGAAATCGAGAATTGCAAGCTTTCTTTTCAGTCGATGTGCCGTTGAATTCTGTGCATTCATAATTGCATAGAATGGATTTTCAACGATCGCGACCATTTTCTTTGGAAGGTCCATTTCCTCGAATTCACCAGTGTGATCATTGTAGATTCGCACTCTAACATGGCGCGGATACCAATTGATTATCTTTGCTGTACGCATCGTCTGAATATCGTAAACGTTGCCATGCACTGGGTCCATAGTCGTATCAATCGGAACTATAGCAACGCATCCTTCGTCAAGAAGTTTCAGGAAAATATCCTGTTTAAACGCTCGCGATGTCTGATCAATATTGGCTTCCATTGTTAAACAGTAGTTAAGCCCATCCTCAACGTCGTCAGTAAAGCGTTTGTCTGCGTCTAGCATGACGTGTTCTACGTCAATTGCTGCGGCATCTACGGATATCTTATTGTAGATCGTTGTAACGATTGACCGCTCATTTCCCATCGTAAGTCTAGGACGAGATGGATTGTCATAGCTCACTGCGCCAAGACCAGTTCCATTTTGATACGCTGTTGGATCTTTGTTCATAAATGCATTCCAACCATGCTTTAATCTGTTCATAAAACCCATAAGTAATCTCCTTATTTAGTAAGGTAATCCAGATAAGCTTTGCCTGCGCGCTTAGCTTTATTGAAAGATCTGCTTACTTTCTTAGCTTTCTTCTTAGCTGATTTGTAAGCTTTGCTGGCATCTCTAGAAACTCTATTGTATTCTTTCTTAGCTGACTTATATGCCTTGTTAACATTATTCTTTGCTGATGTCACATAAGGTTTAGCATCATTAGCTAATTTCTGTCCAGCTCTTTCAAGCTTATACTCTGCCTTTGATTTGACAGAATTTGCCTTATTACGTGCTTCTGCTGGAGTCATTGCACGGCTCCTAGCAGTAGAAGTAGCTTTTCTAGCTTTCTTATATGCACTGGTCTTCTTGACATCTCTAGCAAGTTTCTGTCCAGCTCTTTCAAGCTTATACTCTCCCTTTGAAACTACTGATCTTGCTTTTGCCTTTGCAGCGTTAGCTGTTGGTGATTTTGAAGCTTTGTCCAGAAGATATCTTGCTGCTACGGTCTTTGCAACTGCGTCTCTGGTTGCTACCTTTTTAGCGAAGTTTGCTGCTTTCTTAACTTTTGTCGAAGGAGCGTTCTGTTTCTTAACATTAGCAGCGATCTGTTTCATCTGCTGTTCCTGTTTCTTTCTAACCATGTCAGCATTCTTCTTAGCTACAGTATGAGCATTCATAGCTCTAACACGTTTCTGGAAATCCTTCTCATGCTGAGCTTTCTGTGTCTGCATTGCTGATGTTGGGCCTTTGTATGGAACAGACGATTTTTTAACGTCTTCTGGGTAGACATACTTACCATTTTTAATGTATAAGTATTTGTGCTTTTTCCAGCTATGTCTGAGAACAGTGTTTCCGTCCTCATCGGTGGCCTTGTAATATACAGAATTACTCATATTACCATCCTTTCTGTTTCTTTTTAAGTTTTTGAACGTATTTTGCACCACGGATAGAAGCTAACTCAGCATCTACCGTTTTCTTCTTTTCTGCAGTTTTGTTTGTACGCCGTTTGATGGCTTCAGCCTTCTTGGTGTACTTAGCAGCTTTCTTTCCATAACGGTTTGCCTTCTTCCGAGCTCGTTCAGCTTTTTGAAGATTTCCGGTATATCCAATATCTGTAAGAGCATGGTCACGTTTGACTCGTTTTGCCTCTTCCTTTTCTTTGAACTTGACTCTTTTAGCCATAGCTTCTGAAGCTTTTCGTTCGTAATTGGATATACGTGACTTTGTCTTCTGAGAAGTTTGTTTCTTCATCTTAGACGCAAGCCGATCTGATTTTGACTCCAGATGCGATGCTCTTCTTCCGGAATGTTGATACGGATCTTTTCCTGATCCATACTTGTAACGGCCAGACCGTCTCGGCAGTCCATAATGTTCCAGATGGTCACCGTCTAAGTCCGAATGAACTAACGAAAACGTGCCATCGTCATTCTTTATTTTTACATACATAACCATTACTCCTATTCGAATGCGTCTTTATTAACTTTGTAAGCAACAAGTGCATCCATCAATGCTGAGACGTTATCGATTTTGTCTTCGTAACGTTTCTTGTACAGTTTCCTGTTTCCGTTTGTATCTTCCAATGTTATGCAATGGCCCATACAGAAACTCATCAAAGACTCGTCAAATATCAGCATCCTCTTTTCTGACAGTTTCTTAATTTCTCCGAGAGGAACCGTTTCAGTTCTAACACCCTGTGGAACTTTCTCAATTCCAAATGATCCATTCTCCTGAGCCCATCTTTCAATAAACTCTTTTGCGTTGTATGGATCATAGCCCAATGCGCAAACATCATACTGAGCGTCTATTATGAATTTGTCAAGATCCTCGTATACTTCTTGGACATCTAAAATACTTCCCTCCATAACAATAAGCGTACCTTCGTCGATAAACTCTTGATACTTTTGTCTCATGGCCAGGTTCAACTTACTCAAGGTAAGTGTAGTTATATAACTTCTAACTTTTACTCCGAACATTCCGTTTCGCAGTGGGAACAAGAATGTGAAAGCGCAGAAGTCATCACCTTGGGAAAGGTCGGCTCCCATTGAACATGACATTTTCCAAAAGCTTCTAGGTCTGTGTGGGAGTGTTTCTTCATAAGAGAAATAATATGTATATCCCTCCATAGGAATTCCGAAACGTTTTGCCAGAATATCATTTCTTGTAGCAGGTGCTTTCTCAGCTCGTTCAACATCTAGCTGGATTGTTTCATAGCTGACTGTGATCGGTAGGTTAGGATTAGCCTTAGGCCACATGTCTGGGTCTCCGACTTCCTCTACGCTGTCAAGCCTGTAATACCAAATACTAGTATGCCAGTTCTGGTATTCACCTTTGAGAATGTCTATCAGTTCCATTTTGATGGCATCTCCACATCCATTACGGACAGTACCTTCCGAACTTACTGCTAAGATTACATATCCATCTATTTTGGCTGCACCCTGCTCGATCGCACCAATTGGATCTTCTCTCAATTCACCAGAGAGCCATTCGTCAACCGTTGCTACTTTTACTCGTAATCCCTGAAGTTTGTTAATACTCATTGGTCTTATCTCGAGTAGCGAATTTGTAAGAAAGTTCTGTATACCCTTTTTGGTTGATGCAAGCTTTACACGGTTCGCTTTGGAACCTGTAGTGTTCTGTATAGAACCTTCAGTTAGAAACTGGAACAACGGACCTTTCGCTCTGGCTATGGCAGTACTAATTGCACTAGTAACCTCTTCAGCCTGTTTCATTGTTGGGGCCGTCGTAATCTGATGTGTCGTTGTTGTGTCGACTGTCAGAAAATATGCTTGCACTAAACTTTCATATAACGATTTTGCATTACTTCGAGAAATGATAAGATACTGTTTGTTGACTAGACGCTTTTTGACAGATTTTCTTACGAAATGTCCGCCTCGTCCAGAAGCGTTTGGTTCGTATACGGATTTCTCAACGTAATAGAACCAACCAAATAATTGCTCTCCCCAAAGTTTAAATGAATCCAGCAATTCCAAGTCTGATCCATCTGTCAAGACCATTTCAGATTCGCAGAAAGCAATCCAACCTTCTACAGCTTCGTCGTCATAGTATACACCGGGGTTAGCGATCAGCCAATCAATACGGTTCATCTCCATAGAGATCTCCCTGTTAACAGGAATCTCGCCGTTCAGAACTTTATCTCGGAACTCCCCGTAGTACCTAGGCGTTGCCGTATTGCTTAGCATTCACATCACCTACTTCTTTTTCTTTGTTTTCTTTGTTTCAGCTTTGACGGCTTCATTAATCATCTTCTGAGCGGCAGCATTGAGTTTACCCTTGATATAAACTTTTCCTTGTTCTTTCACAACTTCTGTAACTGCAGGAACAATAATATCTTTCATAGCTTTATCAACTAACATCTTTGGTAATGGCTGCTTCTGCGGATGGTTTTTAAGGTATGTGGCTTCCATCTGATCTCGAGTATTTATTCGTTTAAGCTCTTCATCAGATAAAGTTTTTACATATGCCTTTTCGTTTCTGTATTTAGATTTTTTTTGTTTCTTTTTATCAAGTTGGACTGCTTTGGTTCTTTCTCTTCTTTTGTTATTTTGTTTTTCAACTCCACTCTTTTTAGAAAAACTTTTTATAAACTTCTCACCAGCTTTAGCCGATGATCTAAGACTTTGATATGGTTCCTTCCCAGATCCCCATTTGTATCTTCCGGATCGTCTTGGTAATCCGTAATGTGCTAGATAATAGTCAGAGAATTCCTGATTGTTGACTAAGAAGTCTTTTACATCATCTGCTGAGTAATTAGTCATCGTCATTCTCTCCTTTCTTATCATCTTCGGAAACAGGATAGTACATTATGTACAATCTCCATTCCATTTCCTTAAGTTGCTCTTTCAAACTGTCCATTAACGAACCACTTGTTGGCGGATCGAATAACAGACGAGTTTTGATGTACACATAATCTTTTATCAAACTTGACTTCTGAGTGTCCTCTTCGAATTCACTCCAGACATTATCCGGACCAGTGATTCGGTATCCTTCTTTCGGGCCAACTCCTAATTGAGTGAGAGCTGCAAATGCAGAATTGATATGAATGGTTAAATCCAAGTCAAACTGCTCAAAGTCGTCAGGACATCCAATAAGCTGCTTGATAGTCTTAAGAATGCTCTCTTCCATTGAATTCCTCCTCAATGTTTCCAAGGGCATGTATCATTTGGTCTCCTTATTACAGGGCCGCTACGAACATTTGTATCGTGTCCATAGTGTATGGCATTATGTGTTTGATGGGTTGTTGTCACAACGTTATTCATGTCGAATACCATTGGGTCTCGGTTAAGTATCATCTCTTTGGTAACTGGATTTATGTGATGTATCAACGGTCGTGTTTGTATCTCGTATCCTTCAACACCTAAATCGCAACCGCCATCTCTGACAATTACTTTATGACGAAACTCTCTCCATTCGCCTGATGAATATAATGCCTGATTAACCCATCGGTCATAGCCGAATGTCTCGTACCCAACTGAACCAGACAGCATTAAGTATTGCAGCCGTTCTTCAAACGTAGAATACTCGATCATTTTCAAATATGATCGTGACATTGGACTTGATCTACTCATCTTCGATACCCTGGTATCTACGCATTGCTTCAATTGCTGCAGCGTATCTCTCTTCGCTCTTAGCAGAAGCTTCCAATGAATCGATTTTGGCTTTTGTCTGCTTAGTTTCTTCTCTGAGCTTGTCCTGTTCCAGCTGCTCTCTTGAAGAACCGAGTTTTAAGAAATGCGTAATGACCTGTGATGAGGCTGTGCCTTCACGTAACTGCTTTTCAGCAGCATCGAGTGAGAGATTTATCAAGTACTGTTCCCTGTCTTCAGGAGTCATAGGAACCCTTGAACGCTTCTTTGCGGAAGTAGCTGTCGCTGCTCTTCTTCCCATATACTTTCGTCTCCTTTCTAATATCTTTTGCCAAGGCTTCGAATACTTTACACTCTCTCTATAAGAGATCTAGGTATGTTTTAATGACCCTGAAAGGAGTCTTTAACTGAAAGAGGGTCCTTCTATGTGCGACAAAAGAAGACCAAGATCTCTTATAGAGAGGGCGTAAAGCCTCTAACCTAAAATCCATTTTGACAGGATTTTAACCCCCGGAGAATTTTCAAGGAGGCCGGCGATGACAGAGGGGGTGCTATTTTGACGACCCCCCTCCGGGTGCTAGCTGAGACACTCGAACGCTATTTAGAGTCTTCGTGTTTGCGAAAGCTCTAAAAACATTCAAATCTCAACTTTTGTTTACTTGTTTCTATGGATTTTTGGTTTTGTTTCTCCGTTTACACGAGTTACTCTAAAGTATTGGCCCATGAAATCGTTATTGAGAATCTTGTTGATAGCAATAGCCAAACGCTCTTCATACTCAGCATCGCTCATATCTGATGTGTCAGTATCAAAGTATCTAGCTAAGTATCCTGAAGTGCAATAGCCTTTTGACTCGTCAAACCTGTACCAATTGTCGAAATCAACAAAAGGATCAAAAGGGTTATCCACTGTTGTGATCCATATATGTAATGTATCATTGCGATCAGCAGGACTTTGCGTTGCTAACTTAAGTGATTCATCTTCTGCATTGCTCATTCCCCTAATTCTCCTTTCCTATAAATATTTATTGATAGTTGATACAGAAAGTCCAGTTGCTTCAGCGACTTCAGCTTGTGTATAACCGAAGTTAAGCATAGACTTGATTCGTGAAACTTGTGAAGCATTAACTGTAACAGCTTTTCTAGGTGAAGCGAGTTGCTTAACCTTGTCTGAATCAGCATTGTTAAGTATTTGCTCAAGCTTTGATGTACTGATTGCACCAGCTTGAATTGCTTGCCATTCTCTTTCAGATATATCGATCTGAACATTAGACTTAGATGCGCCAACTTTTGCTCTAGCTGCTGTTAAAGACTGCTGACCAGCTCGTTTGATTTCATCCGGTGTCCAATCAGGATTAGCTGCTTGCTTCTTCTTTAATGTCTTGTTAGCTATGATTTGGGCCTGTCGCTCCTTTGGTGCGTTCTGTAATGCCCTGTTTAACTTAGCATTAAGACTTGCAACTTCTGCTGAATACACTGTTTTAGCTTGAGCATTCATCTCAATATTCTTAGTTGCAACCTGATTCTTTCTTGCTAAATTAGCCATATGCTTAAGGGCATTGGCATAGTCGGCATATGCGACCTCTTTTGGATTCGGGTCCTTAGATAATAAGGTACCTGCATCCTTAGTGGCCGCCATCTTGGTTGTTTTTACAGTAGCCAGTTTTTCACCATTTGATTCCCAACTACCGTCTTTGTTTCTTTTCCAGTCCGTATAGGTACGCCCCGTAGCCTCTGGATGTACTTCACCAGTCTTAGGATCGATATCCTTTAAACGAATCTGTTTTGTTTCTGGAACATACGCCACTGACTTAGCCCGGGATAGGAGTGTGGATGCACCAGCATCACTGGCACCCTGGTACTTCTTCTTTAACTCGGCTATACGGTTCTCTTCAAAGGACCTCTTATAGTCCAGTCCATGCTTAGGGGCATCGATTACAACCATTGAGTGACGTACTGCTCTTGCAATTTCTTCAGGCTTTGCACCTTTCAGTGTCATATCAGTAATCAGGTTGGAGATCTTACCCATTTCCAATCCTTTACGTTTCTCAGGAAGTTTTGCTGTAACTCCTTCAATGCCACGGTAGGCAATCTTAGGATCGAAATCTTTTAAACCAACATAAGCACTAATATCAGAAGTAGTTATCTTAACTTTGGATTTTGGTGAATTAGACGGAATTACTACTGCAGTGTCACCATCAAAGTCAGCTCCTGACAATCTTTCAGCAACCTTGGAGTTGATACCGACAGCATCAATTGCATTACCAAGCATTGCTCTTCCTTGTGGATTCTTATTGTTTACTTTGAGTTCCGGAATCTCGAATGTACCACCATGCGGATAACGAACAAGACATACTGTTTCTCCATTCTTATATGATGGTGCATATATCTCGTTATCTTTCAGAGAAGAAACAGGTAATATTACCTTAGAGCTTTGTCTTGGAAGTGCTGCTGCTTTAAGATCCACTGCCTGGCTGTCGCAACCTTCAGCAAAGTCTGCTAACAACTTCCGTTTAACAACTGGGTTTGTCATTTTGAGGATCTTATCAAGCTCATCCTGACGATTGTCAATCGATTGCTTAAGCTGCTTCTTTATCAATGGAAGCTGCTGCTTTGACAGGAACTGAGAAGCAAGGTTCTTAGAATAGTGATCCCAATCGCCTTCCTCTTTCAGCTTATTGATAGCTCCGAGCTTTTCATTTCCATCTTTATCTTTGTAATGGTACTGACCGTTTGCCTTAATTGTTGCTCCAAATGGGTTGTCCGGATCATCTTTCATCTTCTTGAAGACATCCATCTTTGGTACATCACTTGTCTTGTTGGTATTGAATATAACATCAACGCCTTTTGGCATGTCATCTGAATAGATTGCCATACCTTTCAGATAATGAGTGCCATCAACAGCGATTCGCACCTGTGCATAATGTGAGTCTCCAAGATCCAGATCTGCAACTCCTCTTCGAAGCTCAATAACACCATCTTTCTCTAATCCGCCTTTGTCACCATATCTTACAGCTACTCGGCTTGACGAGATACTTGATGGATACTCTGGTGCCCAGAATGTTGTTCCACCATCATGAGAATACTCATTTACTGGCTGAATCTTGTCAGTGTGCTGCTGAACATCTTTCCATTCAGTTCCTGGAGGGCAAAGAACTTTTGTGGTCGTGTACTGGCCTTTCTGATTGATCTGTGGAACTCTGACTGAATGTACTTCATAACCAGCTTCTTTTAAGATCTGAAGAGATACATCCAATCTTGTTTTGGTAATTCCCATTTCTCTTTCGACTCCAGTACCAACATCGACAAAGTTCTTAGTGTCGACTCTCTTGGCTAAAGTCTCTGCTGCATTGATACATGCATCTTTCTTAAGCTTTTCGCCCTGGTTCAATAACGATCGAACTGTCGACTCTTTTGTTGCAGAGTCAAACATCATTTCAGCTATTTTGACATTGGAATAGCCATGCTCTTTCAACTTCATAGCTCTATTGATTCGATCTACTTTCTCAGCATTAACATAAATTGACTGCTTATTTCGAAACTCAGTCGTTTTCATACCCATGAATGCAGCAATCTCTTTTTCACTTTTTCCTCGAGCTTTCATCTCTTGGACAGTCCTTAAGAATTCTGCATTATGCTGGTATGGATTATCCCCAGAACCCCAAGGATAACGACCGGAATGGCGTTTAGTGCCATAATGTGCTAAGTGGCTCATACAATGCCCTCCTCTTTCTTAACAGTCACAATGATCTTGTCAAACGACTTGATCTTATCCATAATTGGCAATATCATTTCCGGTGTAGGAACCTCTTTGAGAATCTCATTATTTTGATAGATCCTCAGTTCGATTCCAATATCTCCAGGCTTGATTCCATACTCCAAACAAAACAGTGCAGTATAAATTTCCAACTGCTGCATGTGTGCAGGAATGTCGCCTGTTTTCAAATCGTGAATTCTAAGAAAATCTTTTGAAAACTTAATAGCATCTGCTGTTCCAAAACAATTCTCAGAATAGTATAACACCTGCTCTGGTGTCATTCTGTACCCAATTGCATCGTTTACATGCATGTTGAGTGTTAATGGTGTTCTCGGCAACTTCTGTCGAAGCTTGATACATTTTGCTGCAAACTCATGCAACTCTGTTCCTTGCTGTGCTTTTAAGAATCGCCGATACGTACTCTCAAGCTTTGCAGCATCATAGTTTATCCAGTGATACTTACTAGCTCCGAGATATGCGTGATCTCCTTCTTTTACTTGTAAATGTTTCCTGAATTCCATTATAAACCTCCGTCTTATTTTGAGGGTAAATGAAACTTCCGTATTGACCGAGTTCATTTGCCTTGTTTACATAATAGTCCTGATTAGGTCTGTGACTAGCATTAGCGTCTCTTTTAACTTCGAGTAATGCCCAACCTTCTCTGTCCAATAAAACTAAATCCGGAATGCCCTGTTTGTAATTAGGGTCGTTCTTTAAAATAATAGAATCTGGGAATAACTCTTTTAACTCCGAAATTATATCGGATTGAATTTTGTTTTCTTTCTTCATTGTTATCCTTTCGTGAGGCCGGAGGTAAACGTAATGGCAGATTGTAGTAAACAGACGTAAGAACTTTAATACATAAATGAGCCCCACGAAAAGACAAACAAAAAGAGAAAGAGGCAGATTCTGCTCTCCTCCCCTATAATAATCCATGTTTTTTTCGCGAGGCCTATTTTATAAAAGCAGACTCGTTGAAGTTCTTTTTCTGAGCTAGAGCTCTTGTAATTCTAATCTCAATTGGACTTCTACATTTTAAGTGAAAGTACTTAAGTTCTTTGTATGGTGTAGTAAGTCTGTCGATTCTTCCACTTGCCTGTTTCATCATTTTATACGAATAGTTTTGTGAATAGAAAACCATCGTATCTGTTTTTATACAATTCCATGCTTCCGACCCAGCGTTGTACTGAACCAAGTAAAGCCATTTTAAATTGCCGAACGGTTCCGGATCATGCCGATGTCCATTTAACTCAGCAATTATAACATCTTCTCCAAAGTCTATATTTTTGATTATCTCCAACTCGTAATCGAAATTGTAGAAAACTATCAGCTTGTTATGTTCTTCGAAAATATTTCGTAATGCTTCGGCTCTGCTTTCATCAGCGTAGCAGATCTTTCTTAGCTTATAGCACAACTCGCTAACGTTTTCTATTGGTTCACCTTTTTCATAATCGAAACGATTTTTCATAAGGTCCTTATAAGCTTCCTTATTGAACGAACACCAAACGTCTTCATGATGTTGAACCGCTGGATTCTGGTATGGCATGTCTACTAAAACTCTTCTTCTTAATCTATTCAGTCTTTCAGTTCCAATGAATCTTTCGATTTGAGGGAACTTACTAAATCTAGAATACACACAATGTTCTGCAGTGAACTCACTTTTATTTTTGTAGAAACCATTTGCAATGAAGACTGGCATGTAGTCCATATAGTTATCACCAGGCGTTGCAGATAATAATATCCAGTCATTGGCCTTTGCAATTTTTAGGAATGACTTAGTCCAAGCGCCATAACCAACTACTCGCTGTTCGTCAAAAATAAAGAAGCTGTTTTTAACGTCAGCATATTTCTTAATATTGTTCCATGAGTCTATGACTATTTTATGATCATAGATCTTAGAATTATCGTCTGGTGTTAAATGAAACCAACTCATGTCTCCAAGCCATTCGCCGCTATCTCTTTTCTTAGCAGTTGTTATGATGTAGAGATCTTTTGGATTTTTCATCTTTGTCATTGGCTCTAGCTCTCCACCATTTCGGATGAAGTAGTACGCGAGTCCGGTAATAGATTTACCAGACCCTGTACCGCCACAAAGTATACAGCCGTTATGCATTTTCCTTATCGCACTCTTTTGGTGCGGCTTCAACTTTAATTCCATATTAATCTAAGTCAGCGTATTTCTCGGCGAACTTGTTTTCACGAATTGTTACATACATCGAATCAACATATGCGGTGATTCCAGTACGACCATTCATCTCCCATTCGTAAGGACGAATTGAAATATCACAGTTTACAATGTCAACAACATCAAGCTGGGATACTGTGTCTTCATCCAGGAGCGTCTTGTGATTACCGACAATAAGCCATACCTGTGTATAACGGTTCATATTGAGTTTTACAGGAAGAGTCCATTCCTGTTCAGAGTCATCTGCTCCTTCTTGAAGAGGACGATCTTTTACATTCCATCCTTCCTGTCTCAGTTCATCAGCCATTACTGTATCATCAATTACAACACTGAATCCTCTTTTACCAGGATTGAATTTATCTCTTTCTCCTGAAAAGTTCTTCCAAATAATCATTGCGCCTTCAATGTTAATATTGTTTACGTTTGCCATAATAGACCTTCCTTTCTATGCTGCCATATCGGTATGTTCATCAATTGCAAATTTCTCAAAGTCACCAAACTCTGATATAGTTTCTATTGCTTTATTAGCAAGTTCCTCATAATAAGACATGTCAATCTTATCCTGAATATTGTTTGTTATTACATCTTCAGATTCGAGCCAACGGTACCCCTTTGTTCCAGATGGTGCAAAGTACTTATCGTCTTTTACTCTGAATAACTGAGCTCCACCGCAGCCTTCTTGGATTGGGCAGAACTGACCAACTTTACCAACGAACTTATAGTCGTGTTCGTCTTCTGCCAGATTCTCGTTAAAGTCGAGGTCAAGCTCTCCACCATTGCTGACGGCGATTGTCTGACATAAGTCATTGAATTCAATCTTTTCATGAGTGAAGAGTTTCTTGAATACATATGGTACTGCGAACTGAGTTCCAGTTGCCGTCCACCCTTCGCCTTTCTCATATGCAATGTAGACTGCATTGTTTACTAAGCAGATTTTCTCATACTCAGCTTCGATCTCGAATGTATATCCATACTTCTTTCCGAAGTCATAGATGAACTGCTCAACTTCCGGTGTCGGATTATCGATTTTGATTGAATCGGTCTTGATGTGAACGACGTGTGCTCCAAGTTTCTCAACTTCGCCTTTAAGTGTTGCCATGAAGAGTGCTCCACGTTTAGCAACGATGTTGTCGATGTTTCTTTCATCCTTGAACAGATTACTGAAGTGAGCTGATGTCAGTCCATATACAGAGTTAATTACAATCTTCAGAGCCTTAGCAAGTTTGTCGAGTTCTTCCTTAGCAAGATTAGCAAACCGAGCAAATGCTCCGCCGAACAGAGTCTTTAATGCTTCAACGTCACGATGCTTAATAGCAATGCGAGCATCAACAAGATCTTTAAATCTCGCGGTATACTTCTTACCAAACAGATTAAGCGCGATTACAGAATGTGGATGCATAGATGCTACATCAAATGTTTTGACATTGCGATACATTCCAGGATCAGCAATTACTAATCCACCCTCATTAAGTTTGATATCACGATATGTTGATACTCCGTGATCGAAGACATAGCCTTCAAATTTATTGAATTCATTGTAGGTTTCATTACCATCCATATCAACAGAGATTCCTGTAGACAGATCAGTATATACAAACTCTCGCTGTGGATTCTTGTCTTTTCCAAAGATCAGTTTACCAGACAACATGTTGTTTGTATCGTTTGGACATCCGCCAGCAATTTCAGCTAAGACACATCTTGCTTCAAAGTCTTCAATGTTAGCTTCAAATGTAGCTTCTGTTGCAATGACATCATTGTCACAATACTCAGCAACCTTAGGCCACAGTTCTTCTGGTACTGGCTGATCCCAAGGCAATGCCCATTCCTGATGATGAATACCTAACTCGATTTCCCACTTCTTCAGACTCTGCTTCTTAGCACAGAAGTCATAAACATCTGTATAGCTTAAGTTGTATGCCGATCCGAAGAAAGCATTTGGACTCTTGTTAATAATGTCTTGTGAGAGCTGGAATAAAGCTTCCAATGAATATCCCATCATTCGAGCATACAGAATGTGGTTATCATATCTTCGACAGTTGAATCCAACAAGTTTCATTTTGAGGAACTCTTCAACTTCTGTCGGTGATGGATTGATCATCCTCTTACAAGGTCCAGGTTCTCCTCTGTATTTCCAGTTAACCAATAACAGGTTTGGAAACACCTCAATATCATAGAATACAATCCTGTCATCTTTTGGATTGTCAACTCCTGCAACATCATCAGAACAGTAATGAATCTTTCCAACCTGCTCTAGACAATAGTCTGCATGGTTTGTACTTGATGCTGCGAATGCTACAATATCATTGCGCATGTCTGTTACGTCGTAGTGCTCGCCTGACTCATATGCATCGTCAAGAATCTTTTTAATAAAGTCTACACTTGGTTTTGTACCAGGATGACTCTCTTTCCGAAGATTCTTTTTGATCAATGCTCGAATCATCTTTTCGCTGGCAACTACTTTAAAGTCTACCATATTTTCACTCCTTTTCTTTAACGGTAACCCTGAAGATATAGTAGCAATTGGAGTTGAGTTACATGCTGTTACAACTCTTCGCAATGCTCCTTTACCACTATAAACCTTGATCTCTATATTGTCGCTATATACATTGTCAAGTTGTTTAGGGTCACCAGTATAATAGTAATGCAGATGCACACCTGCGCCACTCTTTGAGAACTCAGCATATGTTGACGGCCATTGAGATGCCGCGTCTAAGTTCATTTCCTTAGACTTATTCCCTTCAGCATCTTTTAGATCAAAGTCAATGACTATTAAATTCTCTGGAACTCTAACATAGTGAAGTTTAGTAGTATCCAGATCCTTCAATGTTGTACCAACTCGATCCCACGCTTTTGATGGCGCATCGCCGCGTGCATATTGTGCTGGGCAATCTTTACACACTTCATCTAAGATAGATTTAGTGCTATCCATTTTGAGCCATGATTCTTTGGCTTCGTCTGGCTTAAGCTCTTTGTCTACGAACTTATCTTTCTTGAAGCCTTTGTAATAGCTTCTAGCTCTTGTTCCATCTTCCAAAGTAATTCTGTCGAGAAACTCATCGAAGTAATCTTTCAAGTCTTCCCTGAATTTGTACATTGGCATTTTGTTTGGGAGCCCAGTGTTGTCGCAATACTCTTTATACAGACTATATGCTGCTTTTAATGTTGTTCCATCATCCTTCTCAAAGAACGGATAACAGCTTTCTACGAAGTTGAAGAAGACGTCCGTTTTGAACATCATATCCAATGGCTTATATCCATCGTAGTAATGCTTTCCGTATTTCTGGTATACTTTGAGACAATGATTAGCTATAGCTCCAAGCTCATATGGAATCTGACTCATGCATTCCTGGTAAGTATCTGGCTCGAGTAATTCGCCAGTTGGCTTAACATCAATCAGTCGTCTTATAATACCTGACTTTGCATCAGTGATTTTGACTGGTCGGTTTGTACCCATGAATAGCATACTGTTAACTCGCATTGGATACTCAGCTTTATACTTTTCAGAAATGCCGATTTCTTCGTGTGCGATTATAGAGTTGAGAAGGGTGTTATCTTCAATTCTACTTAAGTCACCGTCATGTTGAATCATTACCAGAGGGTTATCTTTGAATGCGGCAGTCGCGAATGATTTTGACGGAGTAGCTAAGTCTTTAGCATTGAATGTTCCGCAATATCCTTCGAACAGCTTTTGGATGATGTTAAGGATTGTCGACTTACCTGTTCCAGCTTCACCATAGAAGACTAAGAACTTCTGAATCTTTTTAGAGTCACCAGATATAACTGATCCAATGGCCCACTCGATCTTTCGTCGTTCTTCTGCATCATACAGAGTTGAGATGATTTTGTCATAGCCCGGTGTCTTGCCCGCTTTGATGTCGTATGGTAAGGTCTTGGAACGATAGTCCTCTTTGGTTGTCTTCTGGTTTAGGAATGTAATATCAGAATCTAACTGTATTGAAGACGACGGACTAAGCTGGCAATACTTCTTGTACTTTTCCCAGCGTCCATTGTCGAAGTCCCTTAAGTAGTCTTTTTCGATTTTGCTGGTTGTAGTCTTGCTAACTGTTTCATATGTTTCATCGATCAAACGATCTACATAATCAACAACATCGTATTCATCAGTAGACCATCTGTTATTCTTCTCATCCCAGAGAGCATAGAACGCCTTACCTTTACATAACAGGTTATCAACTTTCTTAGAAACAGCAAACGTTGGGTGAATGACCGTGGCATCCCTAGACTTGACATATGAACTCTTAATTGTTACAAAATTCATACTTTTTCCTTTCCTGACCGTTTGGACACAAAAATGTGCTCTCAAAAACTTTTATATATTTTCATACTTTCCTAAAAAGTTTTTAAACTATATAAAAAAATGGGCTTTTGGCCAATAATAGGGTAAAATAGCACTAAAAAGCCACTTTTTCATCAATTTTTGCAACTTGCTGGCCATTTTTATTTTGCGCTTTTTCCTGTCAAAACGCTGTAAATATAGTCTGCATCGTCCCCTTTTACTACCGAAATCAGTTGTAATTTCCCTTTCTGGCCATTTTTTTCACTTTCTCCAGCGACCGATAACCAGCTTTCATGCTTCCCATCAGACGGATTATACTGCAAAATAAGCAGTTTTCCACACTCGGAATTTGGCACAAGCTTGCCAACATAATCCTCATTTTTTCCTGTATTTCCCATAATATTTACCTCAACTTTCTTTATTATTTTTATCTAAATCATCTTGTTATTTACGATGATGTCATGCATTTTATCAGCCTGATTGCCTTTCCAACATGCTACGGCTCGCAATCCAGCACTTTTACCATTCTCAATTTTTTCTTTAGCAACAGTAAAGTAGCTAGGACTAGCACCATCGGACGGATTATATTGGCATATAAACATCTCAGATTTATCCATATTAGGAATAAATTTCTTTGCCATAATATTTACCTCAACTTTCTTTAATATTTTCGCCTATTAACTCCTTTTAACCAACTCGTCAGGATACGACGTAGTATCAGTACTAGATTTACAGCTCATAAAATTCCCGGAACTCTGCTGAGCACTCTCAATCTTTTCTTTGGCATTCGTCATTTCACTAAATGTATTCCTAGACCCTTTACGATTATCATTGGTTGCATCTATCATAGGTGCCGTGTCCCAAGGTGCGGGCTTAGACTTTTCCATATATACGTTCTGCCCAATGCCAGTATACAAGGCAAAGCACGATAAGACCTCGTCCCTAGGCATCATCTTACCCGCATCCATAGTTACTCTCGGCTTCTGCGCCCACGCAAGCTCATTCTTACCGAATGCTTCCGCCAGAATAGTAAGCAGCTTGATATCATTCCTACGCTGTTTGACAGTGCCTACGAATGGCTTTCCCGATTCCTTTTCAATAGTTTCCAGGTTCTTTGTAATGCGTACCAAGGCCTCCAAAATCATATCATGCTGGGCAGCCGAACTGAATCCCTTAAACTCTTCCTTTGTCATTTTGATTCCTCCTTATCATCCAACGATACTAAATAAAAGCGCCAAGACAACTACGTTAACTACTTGTACCATCATTCTTCGTCATCTCTCCCTATATCTTTAACCCAGTCTAATTCTCCTGAAGCAAATGCAAACGCAATAGCGTCAATAACGTCAATAGCTGAATCGGAGAATATACCAGCCGGCCCATTCTTCTCCAAATATCTAGCAGCGTTTAATGCGCTAATACGGCATTCGTCACGGCTAAACATACCCTCTACGCATCTCTCTACCTTAATCTTCTCCATCTCATGCTCTGTGAGTTTTGTGTTAATAACCTTTGGTCCTTTCATAGATGAATTTCCTCCTTATAATTTGCATTGAGATACTCACACATCTGATCCCAGATTTGCATGCGTCTCAAGTTCTTTTTAGTTCCTTTGACCCACCATAAGCCGCCTTCTCCATCCTGCTCATACTTACGTGCAGCGCATCTTTTGAGGATAGCTTCATCGTCTTCTGAGCAGTCCAGATAAAGACCAAGTGAGTCAATCATTACGTTAAACCAATGAGGTGTACGGTCTCCAAATTCATCGTTTCCCATAATGGAATCCTCGCAACGAATGGCTAAGCCAACCATCATTTCAAGCCATGAACACTTCTTATCAAGCAATGCTTTTCTGACTTCTGGATAGCTATAGCCATACTCATATGCGAACGTTGAACGAAGATCGACACCGTCTGCAGCTCGGTTAGCGTCAAGCTTATGTGACCATTCGAAGTCTGTTGAGAACAGCCATTTGAACCCCTGAATGTGCTCATTTTTCGCTGGATCAACGGCGATTTTGCTTAAAAGCCACTCGAAATAGTCCATTTTGACCCTATTTTTGTCGATTTTTGTCATTTTTTTCCTTTCTAGACCGTTTTTCGGCCTCTTTTTTAGCTTCTTTATACCTGTTGGCACTGTGTAATGTGTCTGGATAATAGAATACTATCATAACGTGACCTCCTCTAAGAATTCATCATAAGTCATGTCCTCGTACTGGATACAGTCGATCTTGACACCTTCGCGAGCGTTCTTCACGTATAATGTATCAACCTCAAACTCGCCGAATGATTCTAAGTTTTCCTCACCAAGCAGCTTAATACCGTCTACAATTTCTTCAGTACCATCCTCTGAGTATACCTTGTTCTCCTTAGGTAAGTAGTTCCATACAACTCTCTTAAGACCATCATCTTCCATATAGTCGCTAGGATCAATCACAACTGGTCCAATCGCACAGTCTACGTTCTTCTCAACGTCGATTTCGTCAATTTTATCGATGTCTGGTGTCCTGATTTTGGCATAATTTACTCTTTCGAGCTTAGCATCAGCCTCTTTTTTGCCTGTATCTACACTAGAAATGCTCTTTTCAGTAGCCGAAGCGTACTTTTTCAGGGCTTTTTCGGCATCTTTCTCCAGATTTTCATTCATTTCCTTAAGATCCTTACTCTTTTCCTCGGGTTTTTCCTTGTGAGTAGCCTCATAATCAGCCTTAAACTGTTCAATTTCCTTGTTAATGTATACTTCACAGGCCTGTTTCATCCCAAAATACATACCTGCAGCACCTGCAGCTACTCCTAATACAAAACTTAATACTACTTTTCCACTCATTTATTTGCCCTCCTTTTTATACTGTCTATTGATAAATGTATTAACTAAGCATCTGGTATCTGTACTGAACAAACATCCGTTACATCTGAAATCTGGATCTCCATTAGACTCCGGGTTCTTCTCACAATAATTCTTTTTAAACTCTACTAAACATTCTTTTGCTGTCATTTTTTAATCCTCCTTAAGATACTTAGCATTAGACAAATCAATTGTCAATGATGCACGACGATCTCCACTACTGATAGATACATTGTATCCTGCATTGCCTAAGCAATCTGCAATATCGTTTGCAATTTTCTTTCCGTCCCTAGTAGCTGTGTCAACACCAAAAGAAAATAAATCAATTGAGATCTCATAGTCACATGTTTTAGGGCTCATATCTGCACCTAAAATCCTAACGTCACTAGAATCTTCAATAGATCCGTCAAGGGATTTCCAAAAGCTATTATGACACGAATTGCAAAAATAGCAATATCCTTTAACACCGTCGATATTTTTCATTGGGATCGATCCTACTTTTCCACCGCACTTAGCGCATCTCATCTTGACTCCTCCTGTTCTTCCGGCTTAACCCAAGATACCAACAATGCAGCGTAATGCTCGTCCCCAGAAATTGCAGAATGATATCCTAAGCTTCTTAAATATCCAATGATTGCTATAGTGATTTTGTGGCTTTTATCCTCAGAAATATCAAGTCCACGGGCTGCAAGTTTAATAGAAACATTGTAATTACCTGCTTTAGCTTCTTCTAAAATCTTCCGTTCAATTTCGTCGAGATATTCTTTGCACTCTTCATTGACAAAGCTAATATTATAAGCTTCTTTCGCACTGATCATCTTCTCTTACCTCTCTTTCTGTTGCACATGGCCATACCAAAATCACTGATAGGTACATACTCCTTATTAGGATCGCTGATCGGCCACTCGTCGCCACCCCAAGCTTCATATACTGCACGGTTAGACTTATTCTTATCTACTCTAATGTTGTGAGTTACATTTGTCTGCTTCATTTTGATTCCTCCTTATTATACGCTGGGTTGTCTTTACACATATACCTGCATGCTCCCTGATTCCTTACCTGAATATAGCATTCATCGAAATAAGGGCATGACAACTCTTGCTCAGTATATGTATAATCGTCCCTTGATGTATGATCAAATTCCTGCATAATAACCTCCTCAATGCAAATCTACCGACCATGATACAGCTATGCACATTCCGATGATAATAATTACAAACTCTGAAATTAAGTCAATGTCGTGTTTCTTGAAAATGCATTTTACAGTATATACCACACCAGCAAACATAAGACCGCCTAAAATGAATAAGCTTAAAGCTCTGAAAAATATAAATATAATTGTAAGTATGCTATTCAATTCTCATCACCACCCCTGTCTGGATGTTCACATAATACCTGTGATGCTTGTATACTACCAAGTCCCCATCCCAATCTCCACCTGTGAGATAAAGTTTCTTCATAATTGCCGGTTTTCTAAACCAATCGATAATTCTGTTCATTTTGATTCCTCCTATTTTTCGAAAAATGAAAGGAGATGCAAATGGGATATGGACCCACATCTCTGGTATGGGGATACCAGTGCACTGCTATTGTGCTATTACGCATCTCTTCTCATTATAAGCTCTGTTTTTTATGCGAGTTATTCAGGTTTGTTCATTGGAAAGTTTTCATCCCTAGACATTTTTATCCAGTTGTAGAATCGCTCAAAGCAATTAGGGCAAAGATCCATAACTGCTGGCATGTCAGTAAGCTTATCGCCACTCTGTGTGCTTAACTGAGAAGCTGACGCCGGAAACTTGTTTTCTCCAGCATTATTTTTCCACCATACAGTAATGCCATCATATACCGGGTTCTCTTTTTCACAGTATACATTGCCACATAAATCGCATTTACAAATTCCTCTCATTATTTGTTCTCCTCCTTAAATGATTTAATCCAGTCACAGAACCGTCCAAAGCAGGCAGGACATACATCCATCATCTCTGGAGATCCTTTCATTGTTTCTCCATTCGGTTCAATAATATCATACTTTCGGTTTCCATGCATAGTAGTGCCAGTCTCTTGATCAGTATACCAAATCATGATTCCATCATAGTTCTTGTTCTCATCTTGGTTATACACTTTTCCACAAATATCACATTTACAAAATCCAATCATACCTAGACCCCCCTTAAAATTCCTTATAGTATTTTGACGTAAGCTTCTTGATTTTCTTAACAAATGACTTACTCTTGCCACTTTTAGCATAGCTAGTTTTGTCAGTATAATCTTCAAAATCAATATCGTATTCACTGCAATAGTTCCATGTAGAAGTAACATATACACTTTCCCTAACGTTTCCGCCATAAGCATTGGACGCTGTATAATCCACCTTCCAAGTGATCGTCCTATAGCTATCAAGAATACCGCATGCCGCATACACTTCAAAATTATCCTTATTTAGCACATATTTAACCTTACTAATTTTCTTTATTTTAAATGAATCTGGGTTTAACAGTTCACTATCCTGGAAGACAGCTAATGTGTAAGCTAAATTCTTTTCGGCCTTGGTGTATTTAGTTTTTGCATTTACCGGTTGAACTATAGTCAAACATACAATGACTGCAAGTAATAAGTATAACCCTTTACTAATTTTCTTCATTTTAAATTCCTCCATTTTTATTCTGCTCTTCTTCACGTCTTTGGCGCATAAAGTCATTAAGCTGAATAAGTATTTTCTTTTCAATCGTATCACCGATACCAGGTATGGTTGTAAGTCTGTTATACTTAACCCATTCAATCAGCTCTTTAATGTCTTTAGCTCCTCTTTTAACTAAGAATTTTCTAGTTCTAGGTGTAATTGACTGTAGATATCTGAGATCGTATGGATCTTTATAGACTTCTTCACCACGGAATAGCCGTACCTTAGTAATTATCTCATATATTCGCTGTGTAGAGACATATTCGTCCATCGCTATCATGCGAACGCTGTCTCCACTCTGCCAACGCTTGAATATTGCCAGATCGCGTTCCGTTACAGTCCAGTTACTCATTTTTCTTTTGTCGCACATAGAAGAACCCCCTATTCCATTACTTTCTTTATAGCAATATCAATTGTGTTCTTAATAGGCATACGCATATCTGCCGCATTGTCGAGTTCTTTCTTCTCTACAGAGATGCTGAATCCTAATTTATCCTTAACAGAATCGAAATGAACTCCTAATCCTGTTATAGCTACACCTGTTTTGACACCGGTTTCAGACTTAATATTGTTGAGCCCTTTATAAACCGCCCTTACTGAGTCAAAGACATTGTTCACAATATCATGCTCTACTGGATCGTCTTTAGGGAAGCTAACACTTGCACCGTCAGTTGTAACCTCGATGCTTGCTTTCAGCTGAGAGTTTGTCTCAATTTTATTGATGTATGCATAGATGTCGGATATATCTTTAGCCGCACACTCAGTCCCGCATTTCACTGAATCATCTATTTTGAACATCAGGTATACGCACATACTTTCGATATCTTGGTATAAACCAATATCAGTAATATTATAGATCTTAGACTTTAAATCGTTAATGCCAAAAGCGTCCAGGATTTCTTTTTCTGATTCCACTCCTAAACGATCTAAAAGTTCGAACCATATAACATTGCCTGATAAGACTCCATAATTACTTTGAGTAATCGTGTAAAGTCTATCGATCAGCGCATTGACAGAACTCTTTTTATATGGAATCATGTCACATTTCAAATAAACTTCTTTCATTTTGACCCCCTTTAATCAATCATTTTTCTCATAACATCATCAAGTGTGTTCTCAATTGGAATCGTTATATCTACAGCTTCGTCGAGTGTAAACTTCGGAATAATGATCCGGTATACAAGGTTGTCCTTAGAAGCTTCAATTTCTATACCGTCGGTTGTAATTTTAGCAGCTATTTTGACATCTGTCTTCTCCTGAAGTTCATTAAGCCTTGCGTAGACCTTTGCAAATGCCTCAGCAGCTTTACTATTGTCGATATTTTCTTCATTGTCATTACGTACATTGAACAGTAAGTATGTGTCATACGTCTTAGCATCTTTGTACAATACAACCGACTTGATATCATATATTTTGTCATCTAAACTGAAAAGACCAAAAGCATCAATGATCTCCTGTTTAGTGTTAATGTCTAAAGCGTGTACGATATTTCTCCATATCATTTGCCCTGTGAGGACACCATCAGTGCTATTGATAAGCGTCTCAAATCGTCTGAGCAACACGTTAACGGAATCCATCTCCTCCCGTACAAAGTCACTGTCTAAGTATATTGCGTTCTTCATTTCTTTTTCTCCTTCTTTACAAATATATTTGCCAGACATTCACTGCATAAGTTTTGCATTGGCACGCCTTGAAAGAACTCTAACTCTGTGAGCTCGTTTTCCTCGCATACCTCACCGCATTCATCACATCTATACACTGTAACCTCCCTGGGCATACTTCGTATCACCATAAACTTTGTTAAGCGCCTCTTTAATCTCCTCAGCTGTCATAGATCCTCTTGTAGTTTTGCTACTTCCTGCAGGCTGCCCAATATATGCTATAACTGGTTTTCCTTTAAATTTAAGCTGGCCGTCCATAGTTAGATCAGTGTTGTACTTATAAAATGCATGATCCTTAAAGTACTCAACAATAGAATCCATATGGTTGTGCTCAATAGCAATAAAGTCTGCATCTGGGTTCTTATTATATTCTGTTGCTACAGCGATTGAAGCGCTTGCTATAAAACATATTTTACTCATGTTTCTCATTTCTCCTTCCTACGGTCCTAGACCGCCCTTAGTAGCACCACTGCTGCCAAGGGTAATCTAATACACCGTCCCTAAACATTATCTGTTCATCGATTCATCTCTGTGATACTTCGCCGTAAATGCAACCATCACAGTTGAAGTCGATCAGTAATGTTCTTTCATTTTCACCAGTTTCTTCATTCGGAACCATAACCCACTTGGTCATAAATGTTACATTGTTGTCGAACTTACCATAATCTGGATCTTTCTGGCTTCTGTATCTCCAGCCGTGTGTTAGACCAATGTCTGTAGGCTTAAGACCAATCATACGGTATACATCATTCAGCGTCAGGATGCCTTCACATTTTAATCGGGTATCTGCTTCCTTCTCGCGCTGTGCAAGCATGAATTCATTTTGAGGGTTGTCATTAAACCACTCAGTAGAGTTCTCTCTGTTAAAGAGTCTTGCATACGGTGAGCCACCAAAGTTTCTGATAATCTCCTGCTCCTCAGTTACTTTCTTTTTCTCACCTGTCTCCGGATCTGTCTCAGTCTTCTTAACTGTCTTCTTTTCAGATCCATACAGCATTTCCTTGTCAACTTCTTCGCCGTACTTATTAATTACATTTTGACGGTATGTCTGGTAAGCCTTAGCAATTGCTGCACAAGATGCTGCTAATGCTGCCTGACGCTGTTTCATAATATGATGAGATCCAAGAATAAGACCGACAGATACTGCTTCGAGAATTACAGGTCCTGCGTAGAGTTTAACATACTCTAATGCTGTTTTTCTCTTCAGCAGAACCATATCGTTGGTTGCATCCTCTTTAGTGTAAGGTCTGTCAAGAGAGTCTGGATCTTCTTCATACTTTGCTGCTGTCTCTACGATTTTCTTTTTGATAGCTTCTTCATTTGCCTTTACTTCTGACACTTTAAGTGTAGCTCTCTGTGTCATGATCAGAGCTCCAATACCTGCTCCGATTCCTGCAAATAACATGATTTCTGGTGAGTTCATTTTGGTCCAGGCCTTAGTATGACCTACTACTGTTGATAAACTTGTTACTGCTGTGTCTAATGCTTTCATTTTATTTTCCTCCTTGTAAATCAATAATAAACTCTAATGCATACTTTCCTGCTTCGTCAGTAATGTGGAATCCCTTAAAGACCTCATTCCACGGTATAGTTACTGATAAGTTATCGTCCTCTTTAGAGAACATAAACTTTGTCTCTTCCAGAATATCCCGAATTGAGAATCTATGGCTGTTGTAGCTAAGATATCTAAAGAACTTGATAGCGAATGTGTCTCTGCCGCCTTTATCGTCGAACAGAAGTTTCGTACATGTTCCTTCTGGCATATCTGTAGAATAGTATACTTCTACACTTCCCCAAACTGTAGACTTGTATAAGTTGCATTTATCACTCGTAGCCTGCATCTCTTCTAATGTGTCTAATGCATCCTTCTTGTAAACTAAATCCAAGAAATATTTATCTTTTATAGAACGCAGTCTAAACTTTGCAAAGAGATCTTTCCATGGAAGCTCAGTACTGAAATTGTCTGTGCCATCTGGATCAATGAAATTTGTATCAGCCAAAACATCTCTAATAGAGAATTTATTTTTCTTGAACTTGTTAAAGAAGTTGCTAATAAACATGTCTCTAACCAGTTCACTCGTAAATGCAATTGTGACACATGTTCCTGGATACATCTGAGTAGAATAGTACACTTCTGCATGTCCAGAAATCTTTGACTCATAGATAACACATGGACCATGTTCAGTCTTGATTTCTTTTGGGGGCTTTGAATTGGAATTTTTGTAATAGAATACTAATGCAAAATTTCCATCTTTTTTAGTTAATGCAAAGCTTGTAAAGATGTCCTTCCACTGGACTTTTTTCGAGAAACAATCAGCTGCTTCTGACAGAGGTACAGAGATATCGGATAAAACATCTCTGATAGAAAACGGCTTATAATCGGTGCTTGTAAGCCTTTTAAAGAAGCTATCAGAGAATCGTTTTCTAGCAGCTCTGCTGTCAAACAGAATTGTTGTACATGCACCAGGATACATGTTTGCAGAATGATATACTTCTACATGTCCGAGATCATTTGATTCGTATATAACACACGAATCTTGTGTTTTGTAATTGAATATCAATTCATACTTGCCATCATCTTCATTAATAGATAAGTTATCAAGAACTCTATCCCAGTATACAAGCTCGTCCCATTTGTTCCACTTGTTACCTTTTGTGATTTTGAATTTCATCTCTAATGCGGCATCTGCAATAGAAAACTCAGTATATCCTTCGCTAATCATATTGTAAACTACGCTCTGGAATTTTTCTGCAGCGTCCCTAGATTCGAAAACTAACTTTGACGGCATCCCATTCGGTTCCTTGGATTTTGCAAAGATTGTCATGTTGCCGTACTCATTGGAAAACCATGTATCCCACAGGATCTCTTTATTGCCTGTATCCTGAATTGATGCTATATCATCGATAAGGTACTGAAGATAATTTTGTGCTTTCTCCAGATCCTCAACACCATTTTTCTTCTGGAATCTGAACAGATACTTCATAGCGTTCCATAACATTGCGGCCTGCTTGCCTGGCAGGTCCTTAACCACATCATTCAGAATATCAATAGCCTCAACGCCAGCAATATTCTGATAATGATCTGGATGATTTACTTTGTTTCCCATTTCTATACCTCCTTATTATTTCTGTGATTTAACTGTCATAGTCTTACCACACTGCGGACATGTCACATAAGACTCAAAGAATATAGGCAGCTTAGTAATAGATGGAACAAATCCATCTGGTACCTTGTAGGGACGACTCTGAATATCTTCTTTCTCATAAGAGAACTTACAACCGCAGCTATTGCATTCGGCCACGGTTTTAGTTCCTGGTTCAATAATTTTAATCATTTTTGTCCTCCTATCTTGTTGCTATTCCATAATATCTCTTACCACAATGCGGGCATTCGATATAAGATATAACTGCTTTTAATTCGCCTTTAGAATAAAGCTTATCTTCTTTGATGTTTTCTCTATCCGAGAATCTACAACCGCAATTTTCACAATCATAAATAGTCCTGCTTCCAAACTCAATGATTTTGCTCATTAGTCAAGTTCCTCCAATCTCGGCATCTCTAATACATATCCGCCGTCTCTAGACTTTCTAATATGAGCTCCACCAAGTTCATACCAACCATAATGGAAGTCATTTGCCTGTGTCGGAATACCAAGTGACTCGTATACATCTCCGACTGATACAGAATCATACTTGTCAAGATACTCAGTTAAGGTATCAAGAGTTAAATCTGCATCTGCTCGAGTCTTAAATCGGATGTTGTCCATATCGTATCTAGCCCGTCCTCGAGGAGCCGATCTACGTCTACGGTCATCAAACCTGTCATCGTACGATACTCGCTCTACGCTACCACGACTGAAGCTACTACGTCCACGTGATCTACGTCTTGTATCGCCATAGAATGCCATGTTGATAGCACCTTCAACCATATCAACGAATGTGTCCTTTAACGCTGGAATCAGAACATCATTAAAGATATACGATCCAACACCTTCGGATTCATCGCTTAAGAATGTTTCTCCGAATTTCTGACCCAGGGATTTTTTCTGAGTCGTTACTCTATTCTTTACCACTTTTTCAATCTTCTGACGCTCTTCAGATTTTGTAGATTTCTTCTTTGTTGCCTTTGCGCCAGTAGCGATTGAGTTGCTCTCCAATCTTTCCATTTTAGCTCCTTTCTAAGAAAAAAGTCTAAGACCATGTTTCCATGATCCCAGACCTTAAGATTTCCAATCTTGTTAAGTACTACTTTTCGTTTTCAGTTTCATCCTGATCCTCATCAGTCTCTTCAGGTTCCGCTTCACGATAGTCTGCATCTTTAGAGTCTTTAAACCTCTTCAAGTCGGCTCTCTTTTCTTTTACCTTCTCGACTAACATCATGCCTCCCTTAACTGCCGCTTTTCCAAGCGTGTAAGTTCCAACACAAGCTAATCCAATCAGAGCAATTCCAAGTTTACCTAATGAATCATCATCCTTAGATTCCTCAGTTGCAGGCGTTGCGTTAACGTCCTCTGATACCAATACCTCTGTGTTCTCATGTAATTCTGACATACTTTTGTCCTCCTTAAATTTTTTGGTATATCTCTCATTATAATATATGATTTTTTTGCGAGTCTACATTAACTCACGATAATCAAACCTCGGATTTGCGAAATATCCGATTGTCAGGCACGGCTTTCCATTCCTTAACGTTGAGTCGAACTGCACATCCACATAAGTGTCTGGTGACCATCCTACGTCATCTCCTACTTCTACGTGACTTGCATTTATTTCATCATAGAATTCGTTAAGAGATATAAACATCTCACCGCCAAGGAATCGATCCTTTATCTTTCCAACGGCCTGCAGTATTTCTTCTCTTGTCGAATAGAACACGTTGCCTGTATAGAGGTCGATACAAACCTCTTTTCCTTCTGGCATACCATCAAACTTAGACTCTGAGATCTCTTTTACCTGTTCGTCTCTAGCAGCTTTGGTAGCTTTGACATCTGTCTTTGGCGATACCTTAGCTACATTTCTACGGTATCTGTCATATGCATTAGCCGTGAACTCGTACATTGCTGTCATAGCTGTAAGTCTGGCTGTGCTGATTTTATATGATCCGACAAATGCTGAGATGCTTAAAGCCCCTAAAATCACTGTAGGGACATAGCACTTCCAGCAAGACTTTACGATCTGCTTCGGACCGAGTTCCTCGAATCTATATGCCATGTCAGATTTGTTTACAGACATTGGCAGATCCTCGTATTCGATTTCTCCTTCTTCGTATCGCCTAGCAATCTCATCATCCATTTTGTCAATTGCCAATGGTGTAGCTTTAACCGCACTTATTACTGTAGCTGCTAACCCACCGATTCCAGCAATCATAAGGAGCATCGGTGCATTCTTATCGGCAATGACTGGAACCTTGTTTGCCTCCTTAATTAAATCGTTTAAAAAACTCATTTTGTTTCTCCTTTCTTATATCAGCATGCTTGAACTGTATTCCATGTCTTTGAACCAGCCTTTGGCTTCTCGTTTTTCTTGTTTAGTCGCCATAAATAACCCATGCGGTAAATCAAGATACCGTATATAGTAACCCTCAGTGTTTTCAAACGGCACAAGTTGAATGTCAACCCATTCGTTTGTTTTGTCATTCTCGTCCATATCAATCTTAGACCAACCTACAACGCTTCCGAAACTTGTTGGATGTAAATCGAGATCGTATCTAAACTGATCGTAAGTTACCGTGTGAGCAGGGCTTAATGCCAATTTCCTATTCAGCTTTAATATAGCTGATTCTACTGTCGCTTTGTCGGCATAGAAACCCTCATCAGTCAAGCTATCAATGAAGAATGTTAATCCAGTTGTGTCTACAAATTTTGATTCCTGCTCAGATACTGTTTTCGTAATTGGAGTTCTGCTAGCTTTCCAAATATTTTCTTCTTTTTCTTTGCCTACCTCGTGTACTACTTCCTCTCTATATCGCTTAAAGTTAGCCTGTAAGAGACTCATAGCTCCTGCTAATGCTGCCAGCTGTTTCTTGTTTAAGAAGTTTGATCCAAAGATGCACCCTATTGTAGCAGCGCCAACTACAATAGACGGAGCGTAAATCGGAGCTACAACCTTTACCTCTTCAATAAACGTAAGCTCTCTATGCTTCTTTTTCTCAATCTCGTCAACTTTAAGTGTTGCTTTGATGGATGCTTTATTTGTAAGGATGTTTGATACTACCACACCTATAGCCGCACCTATAGATAAAATAGTAGACATGTTTCTTTTAATAAAGTATCCTACCTGTTCACTGTTCATTTTAATTCTCCTTTCTAGAAAAGGTAGAGGACCTGAATTAGTCCTCATCCTCTTTTTTGTCGGCTGACTCTAAAGCCTTTACTCTTTTATCGACTGCTTCATCGATATGCATCTGTGTTAAACAGATTCCTAAGAATCCTGCTAATGCAGTGCATCCAATCTGGCCAATCTTTAATAAAGTTTCTTTGCCCATTTTATCACCTCCTATTATAAGAAATGAATTATCTGCGATGGCGTCTTTCTGAGATCATCAGTACAATAAACGCCGTTAAAAATGCTAATAAGAATGTATCCATAATAACTGACTCCTAATAAATATCTCTCTGTATTTCTTTTACGATCCTGTTAGTTTCTTCTTGCTGCTTGTCGTATTCATATCGTGTATATGCTCTAAACGATACAAGTATAACGATCATTACAAGACAAAATATAAAGAACTTATCTTCCCTTTTCAATTTCCTCTCTCCTTCCTAGAAAAGCTTAAAGGCCATGTTTCCATAGCCTATAAACTTCGTTCCTTATTATTTTGTGTTTCTGTCCTGAAATTCTACTAAAGCCTTAACAACTTCAGCATTCTCAATATTATCTCTCAGCATACGATCGTGAAAATCACTCATGCCTTTCTGCCATCCATTTCTGTATGCTTCTGCATTTGTCATGCCAATGTACTTTCCAATCATAGCACCACAAGCACGACCAACTGCAACCGCAACTACAGTCGTAGCGCAGAAAGCGATGATATCACTCTTGTGCTCAATAACATAGTCTTTTGCCTCGTTAAGTTTCTGTTTAGTTTCTTCTTTCATTTTAATTCTCCTTTCAACTTAAACAATAAAGTTCTCATTATAGTATAAGATTTATTTGCGAAAAGCTTAAAGGCCATGTTTCCATAGCCTATAAACTTAACTTTCTTGTTTCTCAGATCTTCGTCTTTGGAAAGATCCCCGGAAATGCCTTACTAAGTATTGCGCCTCCATTACCTTCGAAGACCATCACTCCGATGCTAAGACCAGCCCAAGCGGCCAGCGTTACTCCGGATTTGATCAACTCTAATTTTGAATTAGTTTTAGACTGCTCCAGTTCGCGTTCTCTAATGTCGAGTTCTCTTTCTTTGTGATCAAACTCTTTCATTTTGATATCACGCTCCTGGGTGAGCTTGTCTTCTTCTAATTTCAACTTATAGAAGCTAACCAAATTGCCGGCAATAGCGTTTCGCTCGTCTCCAATCTTTTCATCGAAGAGTTTATTGTCCTCTTCAATAATAGTTTGCTCTAATACCTTCCTTAAGTTTTCAGTTCCTTCTTCTCTTGCCATATTTGACTCCTTTCAATATTATAACAATAAAGTTCTCATTATAAGCCCTGTTTTATTTGCGTGTCTGACATACGCCTAACTTCGAACGTTACTGTATCAGAATTGTACATCTCTTTAAGAGAGTCTTTTCCCTTAACCTCAAGAGCACAGTAGTACCCTTCGCTATCCTCGTCCCTAGCCATTTTGATGATGCCTGGGCAAGACATTTTCGTTACGTTTTTGCCAACACGCATACCGACAAGGTAGCCAATAGTTACACATATAATACATACTAATACGTTCATTTTAATTCCTCCTTAATATTCTCGAACTGTTGCCCATCAGAATCTTGCATCCTATTGTGTGTCACCATTTTCGTTTACGATTGTTTCGACAATTCTGCCGTAAGGATTTCTTCGAACAACTTCGTAGGCGAATCTTTCATATGCCTTTTTGAATTCTTCTGAAGAAAACTTTGTCTCTTGTGATAATGATTTCCCGTAAATATCGGGTTTATAATAGTATTTGTTACGTTCTTCACATCTTTTCACCGCCTTTTTAAACGCACATACTTTATAATACTGATACCATTTATAGCATACATAAAAGCTTACACGATCCGGTTCAATAATAATTGTAGCTATTGGCCATCCAATATCATCAATCATCTTCTTAACGATCTCTGGTGCCTTTCCTACAGCGGATACGCTTATACATGTTTTAAACATTATAATCCCTCCTTCATATTTTTAAACAGGTGCTCGAAGCTGTCATCATTGAATTCAATTGCATGACAGATATCTTTTGATATATCCCTAGTATCAACTGGAGTTCCTTTTTGCAATTTACCAGCGATTAACGGGCTCTTGCCTATTGTCTTCATAACTGAATTCAGCTCGATATATTTTGACAGCTTTACAGCCTTGAATCCAGACAAGTCTACAATGCCAGATGCAACATGAATATCAAAGATATTGTTGTCCAGGTACACCATCTTCTTATCAAGATCTCTTGCTGAGAACGGAATAATCATACTCTGATCATTGTCCCGGTATAAGAAGACAGCGGACAACATGCCTCCACAATTCGGAACTAACCGAATAGAATTGCAATCTGATGCTACCTTACTCTCGTAGAAATGACCATCCAATCCAACGAAATCCTCAACATACTTTACTACCATTTTTGTATCCTCCTTTAATTTAAAAAATATAAAAGGAGAAGCCTATGTAGGCCCCTCCTAGTTTTTATGATGTTTTTTCCAGATATGTTTAACGATAGCATAGATTATCAATCCGGCCACTATAACATCTCCGAAAGACAGCAGTAATGAAATACCTCCTGCTAAAAGCAGTAATACTCCAACTACTATCACTCCTAATAAAATAGCTCCTAAAATCAATAATGTAATCATCATACATTCCTCCTTTCATCTCATTATACACTATGAGATTTTTGCGAGGCGCTCGAGCTCTTCCATTACGAGGTTAATACCTTCAATTTTTCCTGCTAAGTGTTCAGCTTCGACAAGAATGTTTAATCCTTCGACTGAATTTTTGTCAGGTAATGCTTTCATTTTCTTATTCAATTCTTTTGATCGCGCTAAGGTTTTCTTCAATTCATTATTTACGAAATCATATATAAGTTCTTCCTTGTTGTTTTCTAAAAATTCTTTTAATGTCATTTTGACTCCTTTCTTAAAAGCTTAAAGGCCATGTTTCCATAGCCCTTAGACTTTAATCCTCATTATTATCTTTCTTGGTTTTCTTTTTAAACGGGTTACTGATGATACCCATACAAATGAATTCAATAACCATAATGATCATTGAGATACCTGTTCCTATCAATGTCATTTTGATCCATCCTCCATAAGTAATCTGTTTCTTTAATAATCCTTTCATTGTAATTACCTCCTTATGATAATAGTTCTCATTATAGCATATGAATATATTGCGAGAAAAGAAAGAGCCAATGTTTCCACTGACTCATCCTAGTTAGAATAGTAAAGCTCCTAATCCAAGCCCAATTCCTACCAGTGCAATTACCGGTCCCAGAATTGCCAATGTAATAAATACCTTTACTATGTTTGCTAAGAATTCTTTCATTTTAGCTCCTCCTTTCTTCCTATTATAGGAGAAGAATTTATTGCGAAAAAGGAACTGGCTTTGAATCGCCAGCGTCCCTAGACTTATTTAGTTTTCTTCTTTGACTTTTTAGAATCATACCACATCTGCAGTTGACCATACTCCCATACGCATGCCGCATATCCAACAGCACTAAGCCCTAATCCGATCCAGAGACCTACATTGTAGATCATCCAAAATCCAATTAACATTAGTAATGTCGGTGCACATACAAAACTTAAAGCTGCCACCAATGCAAATGCTCGTTCAATCTTTCTTTTCATATTAGTTACCTCCTAAATATAATCTTCATTATAAGCCATGAATATATTGCGAAAAGAAGAGAGGACCTGAATTAGTCCTCATCCTCGTCATCATAACTAAACCCTATTGCTACTAAATATGCAATAATCCCGCATCCAAATGATGCTATCGGGTTCATGATTCCTGTCATAGTCAATACTGCAATTACAAGTACTGCTACTGGGAATATCATAATTAACCATCTTCCATCTTTGAATGTATCTAATAATTTTTTCATATCTATGTACCTCCATAATTTTGTTTAGTATATCTCTCATTATACTATAAGAATTAAATGCGAGGCAAAAGAAAGAGGCCTTGATTAAGCCTCAATCTTTTTAAAATACTCGTCATGCAATTTTGTCATACGATAGCTAAGTTTCATAATACTTAAGACTCTTCCAGATACTCTGTACAGACCATCGTCATCAACACTCTTATATTCGATACCGTGTTCTTTACAATACTTTCTAAATTCGAATCCTAAATCATCTGCAATCTCCATATAGCCATGTAACTTCATAATAATTACCTCCTTAAAAGTATTTAGTTCTCATCATATTATATGATAATTTTGCGAGGCAAAAAGAAGAGACCCTGTATTAGGTCTCCTCAGCTCGTTTTAGTATTTGCTCTAAAATAGCAACACATTCCTCTCTGCAAATCTTGTCTGCTTTTATAGCTGTTGTATTTGTTCCGTCATTCTCAAGTCTCTCCATGTTTTCTTCATAAAACTTGATAATACCGTCGTTAAGCCATATTTCAGCTTTAATATCAGATACAAGTTGCTCGTATTTACGTTTGTATTTTGATCCAAACATACTAGTCACCTCCTATAAAGCGATGTGAAAATTTTGCGAAAAAGAAACACACCATGAAAATCCAGCGATAATGTAACGTCCCTAGGCAATCGCATGGAAAGTCTAGGGACATATAGGCATACTACTGTCTTTTTGCCGAAGCAGCTTTGCGTTTGTTATGCTGGCTAGTGCTAATACCGAGCAGGGCACCAAGAAAAGTATCCACTGCAGTAATAGTTCCTACGACCTGGTCTCCATACGGAAGTCCCCAGATGGTAGCAAGTGTGAAATATAAAGTACCAATTGCTGGTAAAGCAATCAAAGCGATCCATTTAAGAATATCATACTGTTTATTTGTTAACTTCATTTTGACTTTCTCCTTCCGATATTGGTGGTACGGTAAATATTTTGAGTCGGTTGACCCCCTCCATAACCCTCTTTGCTGAGCCATTTCCGCCTAGGGCTTTGTACGGTTCGTAAAGATAGTCGCTCAGATTCTCATATTCATCTTTGGTGATCCATCCGCGTTCGATGTATGTCATCCCTAACGCTACAATGCGGTCATGGGCCAGTCCAATGAGCATCTGACTTTGTAATGATTTTTTGTCATCTTTTTTCTGGAGCCAAGCCCAGAATCCCGAGGATGCAATAACCGAGCACAACACAGTGACAATTATCGATACGATGCTTTCCATAATTTCCTCCTTATGCGATTACTCTATCAAGTTCATAAGGAATAAACATCCATGCGTCATTACCTAATACAGAATAAGCTATTGAAAATATCTTAGTTCCATAATCGGCTATAAAGTTGCAGACCCATTCTTCAGCCCATATCCAATATTCTGGCTTTACAACCTTATGAATATCGTCTAGCAAACTGTAACTAACAAGAGCACAATGACCTAGCTCATGGATAAGAACTTTCATAAGGAGCGCACCAGATAAGCTCCTCGACATGAAAATAGTTGCAAGGTTTGGATCAGTTGTGGCTAATGTCATTTTTCCAGTCCTATCCATAAGCATTTTGTCATTTGGGTTTACGAACTTTATCCTCCATAAATATCCATTCATTGAGAATCTGTCCATAATCGCAGTTCTCTTTAGATACTCATGCTGTCTACTAATGTAGAAAGTTCGGTTTTCATTCTGCGTTTCAATTCAGGGCTGGCTTCGCTCCAAATGTCACGCATAGAGATAATGGCCTTCTCGACATGTTCTTCTCCATGCTGTTCCATTCTCTCTTTATCTTCTGATGATCCAGTTTTCGTATAATGTTTTCTTGCATCAGACCAAGAATCATACGCAGCGCCATAAGTGCTAACTGGCTTATTCATCATTTTTGGTTCATTTTGATCAATGTAACCGTAACGAAGTTTCATTTGATCTGCAAACTGTCGGATAGCATCTTCTTTACTTACCCCCATAGACTTACAAATGTTCTCTGCAATCTCCTGCCCTTTTTTCTCATCGCCAGATTGAATAACGTTAATCATGCTTTGAGCATTAGGGTTATTAGCAATATTAGGATTCTCCTTTAGAATCTTCATTGCCATTTGCTGAATACATTGACTTATCATTCTTCTTGTCCTCCTTGAATCGCGACTTATTTTGATGCCCTTGCCGTTTGAGCATATTCTCTATTCTGTCAAGCTGAGCTTTTAATTCTCCGGTGTTATCACCATTTTGGCACTCTGATTGAGCCTGCTCATTCGAACTTATAGAATAGATAATACTTTGCAGAACGCCATTGCTATTCCACTGCTTAGCAATAACCTTCTTGCAATCCTCTGTCATAAACAGACAAATACTGCCATCCATTGGTATTTCTGCAGGCACAATATCCTGCTCTGAAGTTACAATCCTTCCTCTGATTGGAATAATTGGCCGTTGATTTGCCATTGCGTTTGCCAGATTAGGCTGCCCTACAGTCTGGTTATTCATAACTTGGGGATTATGAATAAGTTTTGGTCCTCCATTCCAATTTGGTTGGTCTACAGGACCCATAGGCCGTCGCATTCCTTGGGCGTCGATGTTTGGTGTATAATCCATAGCAAAACAGCTCCTTTCCTATTTTGATTTAAAAGTTCTTATCCCTAGACACAAACGAGTAAAAGTCTAGAGATATTATTTAATTTTCTTTTAACGTCACTTGGACGGTTGAGAATTACTGCAATGGTATCACCTCCCCAAACCATTTTGATTTATGTCAAAGACTCACTGGTAGCCTCTGATTCCGAACTGTCGCCGTCTGTTGTACTAACTGGGTCATTCTTGTAAGCTCTGATAGTAACGTCATTAGATAATCCGTCATGAATCTCAATGACGTTGTCCAGCTTGAACCCGTCGAATGTAGTGACATTTCCATTGTCGTCTGTAATCTCCATATGAGAAATATTGTCTGCATTACGAGCAGTAGAAGCGATTCTGTCAAACACTGCTGGGGATTCGTATGTTGAAGTAATGTTCAGATAAGTTCTACCGGACTGATTCTGAGCATACTCTCTTGTAAATTTTCGAATATCAACTGTCGTTCCATTTCCAAATTTAAGTTTCATTTTGATCCTCCTTACTTAATTCTTTAAGCATATCAAGTTCTTCCTCTCCGATAATAGGAATAGCCCATTCATCCGGACAGTATATTTTGAATCTTTGTTTCCAATGTTTCTTACGATACCACTTATTCCAGAAATATGCATTTGCAAGAGATCTGGTCTTGTGCATATCGCAAATATAAGTACAACGAGAATCCGGTGTTCCATTTTCCTGATAGTTGTATGCAGAGCACCAACTGCAGCCTTCAGCAATAGGACAATAGAAGCATTCATCACTAGACTCTGTTCTTCTGTCAATTTTATTGAGGCACTCAACGCACTGCTTATCGCATTTTCTTTGAGCAATTCCGAAATTGACATGGCCAATTCTAAGAGGCTCTCGGGATGTACCTAGACTGCTTTCCATATATCTGATGCATGGGTAAAGCCATCCATCTGGGTCCATTGCTAACATGAAGCCAGTTCCTCCGCACCAGTTTTCAAGATCTGTTTCTTCCTTTGGTTTGAAGAAGTCATTCTCGAATAATGCCATGAAATGGTCATCAGCTAAGTCATTTTCAAGCCAATAATCGGCTAACATTTTGAGCTGCTCATAATAGATTTTCGCGTGCTCCAATGTCCATCCTTTTTCATAAACGACATTCGCATTGATATCTTTGTATCCAAGTTCTACCATATGCTTAATCGCCGAGAATAGATGCTGCACATTACCTGGCGCTATGGTGATCTTAGAGCCCATATAGTATCCCCTTGATATCCAATCACGAGCTCCAGCTACTGCCACATCATAAGACCCAGTACCATCTGGAAAGACTCTACAAGCATCATGCAGAGCCTTATTTCCATCGATGGTAATTGAGAAAGAGAGATTATGCCGCCATTTGTTCAGGAACTTCTGAACCTTAGGCTCAAAATATAATACACCATTTGAGCAAATCGAAATACAGAATTTTGTTGCCCATGGATGCATCAACTCGATAGCTTTATTATAGAAATACGTGCAAATCTGATCAATAAGATCCACGCATAAGAAAGGCTCTCCGCCAATAAACTCAATGATAATACCAGGTGATGTAGAGGCGTCGATGTAGTCACCGAGGCGTTCATCTCCGGTAAGAAGCATATCAATGAGTTTCTTTGCATCTTCGAATTTCATTTTTCTCTTGCCTTTGTTTATCTGATAACAGTAAGTACAGCATAAATTGCACTCGTCTGTTACTTGAAAGGTCACGGTACGAGATAAAGTTCTTCTGTCAGATGCATTATTTGTAATAATTGTCTCAGGATACAACCTTCCGATCATATCCTGAAACTGTTCAAACTTCTTCATAGGCTTAGCCCTCTAATACGGTAATGTGTACGAGGTGCTCTGAAAAGTCTGTTACTGCCCATCTGAATTTAACATCTTTTCCTTCATGCTCCAGAACACGAGGCTGTAAAGACTTTTCTAACTCAGCTTTAGCGACGTCATAAGAACATTCTGCTTCCTCAAGCAATTTGTGGTAATGCTTAAACGGAACCGAATCCAGCACGGAAGCATCTGCGTCATCTTTTGCCGACTCCAGCATATGAGCTACAACGTCTTTTCTGGTCATAACCTCATATGCAAGTCTCTGTAAATAGTCAGCTGTCTCTTTGTTAAGTTCTAATGTAAAGTTTTTCATATTAGTTAACTCCTTTTCTTTTAATAGTTTTATATTCCTGTTATTTTGAATGGTATTCTTATTATATTAGTCCCTTTAAATACCGAGCCCGTTTCGACATAATTTTTGGTAGTATTATTTTTATTCCATACTAATCCAAACTGGGTATATTTTTTACTGTTCGGCCCTTTTGATTCTGTCAAACCAGTCGATACATGTATTTGATATCCTTGTCCAGCATTGTAGACAAGTCCATTCATATTTTCAGTTGTTGGCGGCCAGCGTTTATCATGTGTTCCAGAATTACCAGGATTATACTTTATATCCTCACTTTCAATCATTTTAAACAATGGTATCTCCAAGTTATATCCGATTTGTTTGAATAGGGTATTGTCTACTACCATAAATCCGGTGGATAGATCAAATAATATGTTATTATTTTGTTTGTCATATCTTACAGATATTCCAAGATCTTTAAGCTCATAATTATCTCCACGCGAATGAGGATGACCTATGCTTTTGGTATATATTGTTTGAGAATATATTGGTAGCATCATTCCATTGGCAATCAGATCTACTGTTGGGTCCTCAACTAAACCTTGGACTACAGCTCCAAATGCTTGAGCTTGGCATGTACCAGTACAAGTTGCTGAACAGGTAGTAGCGCATGCATTCTTACATTGTCCGCTACATTCATTACTACAACCATCACATCCCGAACCACAACCAGAACAACCGCTACATCCTCCAGAACAACCGCTACATCCACCACAACCAGAACAGCCTTGACATCCTGTTGTACATGCTGATTCACATGATCCTTCGCACCCACTACAATTACTAAAGCAACCAGCGTCACAAGACCCATCACAGCCAGCATAGCACCCATCGCAATTGCCTCCGCATCCACTTGATCCAGAACATCCTCCACAAGATGAACATGAAGAACACGAACTAGCACAGCCAGTGCAACTATAGCATGTGGCACAAGCCGAACCTTTTCCTTTCGATGAACACGAACTAGAACAAGATCCTCCGCATCCGGCGCATCCTGAGCATCCTTCACATGATCCCGAGCACCCACTGCACCCACTGCACGATTTCCCACACCCTTCACAAGATCCAGAACATCCTCCTTGGCATCCACTGCTACACCCTATGCAACCAGAGCAAGAATTACACCCGCCGCAATTTCCACTACATCCACCACAACCACTAGAGCCACTACCTCCAGATCCACCAGATCCAGTACAACCACCAGAGCAACTACTACAACCACTACATGTATTACCACACGTCCCTACACATAGTCCAGAGCATGCTCCACGACATGAAGAGGTAGCTCCATCGATTGGCTCTTTAGACAATGAGTCAGTGTAAGATAGTAACTCGTTGTTGAACGATGACGGAATCTTAGATCCTGTCTTAAGATCGGCAGTATTCAAATTGCCATGGTCCTTAATGTTCAACAAAGGCTCGATTACTTTTTTGCCTTGGTCAGCAGTAACTTTAGTTCCAGATGTAGGAGTTGTTGAGAAGTCATATGATGCAGATGCGAACCCAGTCATAGAACCATTGTATGCTCTACGCTGCATTTCCGTTTTTACCTTGGCTTTTAGAGAGTTTACCTCTGCCGCGGTAAGAAAATTAGGCATTATCTTCAACCTCCTTTTCAAAAGATTTATCTGATTTTTCCTCCAGGGGATTTTTTACATTTCGTTTTTCGTTATCTTTTGCAAAATGATCGAATCCCGATAAATACATTATATATTACCCCCCATTTTGAATTATCCCCACGTAGCTGCCAATGGCACCCAAGCAGATCCATTGTAAAATCTAGCTACACCTGAATTGTCAATCCATAGAAGCTTTGTATTAGATGGGGCTGAAGCGCCGTAAGAAGTTCCACCAGATGATAGCTCGGTTACAGTTCCATCTTCAGCAACATGCTTCATAGCATTTCCATTACCAGAGTCAATCCATAAAGTGCTCCTTTTGGCGTTTGGCTTTGAATCTGATTTAACAACGTCAGAACCATATATATCTAAAGCTCTAGTTGGAGTCCATTTACTTCCGGTCCAATATTGTATGAGACTTCCACTAGATGGGTCAATCCATAAATCTCCAGCTTTAGGATTAGCAGGAGCGTTTACCCCATAGCTAACTCCACCAGACTCGGCTGATTTCTTGATTGATTCTAACAGATATTTACCATTAGGAGCATCTGCGTGGAATGACTGAACATTACCTGGCGAGATAATGTGAGTAGCTCCATCGAATGTTTTTAGATCGAAATTAGGAAACTCTGTATCTTTGGTGATCTTCGTAGTAGAGGATTGGTATGGGGTGAATACTGTTGTGTCGGAATCGTCAAGAGTTACCATGATGTCCGAAATTGTAGCATTAACATTTGAAGCTGGGTTATTATGTTGAATCGCAATAATGACATGATGCTCGCTCCAATCATAAGCATCATGTTTTAAAATATCAGAAAAGTTTTTAACATATACATTTGTATTTGTAAAAACTTGAATGTACGCTTCAACATTAGTTACACTTTTTTTAGCGCTTATTTTTAGGTCATGTCCCGCTTTTAGCATTCTCAAAAGAAATGCATTGCATTCATCTGTACTAATAATGAAAGCTAAATATGATTTTTCAGTTGTTCCTTCGATTTTAATCATTCCTTCTTTTAAAACTGTAAATGTAAGACCATTATTATTCACAGTTTTCTGAGCATACGGATAAGCAAGAAGATTCTTCCCGTATGTCTTAATATCATATCCGGAATATGGGACGAAATCGTCTATTGTAGCTTCTAGATCAGTTGTAACCATTGGTTTAAATGTAAGATTTGTCACTGTTGTCCCTTTATTAATATAGAGCCGATAAACTAAATAAGGATAAGCATCGTCTATAATTACCCCATTTCCAATATCAGATGCTTCTGCTTTCACTTCTGAGTTAAATTCTGAGTTCTCATAATAACGAACGTCGATTCGATAAGTGTCATAACTCCCATTTTTAGGACAACCTAGTAGCTTACACCCACCAACAGTATTTTTAAATTGTGTTGCCTGTAAGTTGTTTCCGTTAAGATATAGTATAACGTTCGCCCTAGCTGTGCCATTTAGTGTGTACGTATAATCTTCGTTTTTAATAACTTTTATCCCATCCCTATTAGCAAATCCTGATAAGTTCGAATCCAGCAAATTCCTCATAGCATTACCTATCATTAACGGGGCTTCGACAGTACCAAGAAGATCTTTTTTCGTCGACTCGATAAGAGAAACTTTCTCTTTACCTAGCTTTTCTGTCTCTAACGTAAGTTTAGCACCTAAGTCTCCCTCGAGTTTGTTTTTTATATTTTCAAACCACTTATCAAACTCTGTCTGGGATGCCTTTTCCCACTTCTGGAATGTTGACCAGTTAGCATCGTAAGCGGCTTTAATCGTAGCAAACCACTGGTCATAGCCGTTCTTAATACTATCATACCATTCCTGATAATCCGATTTTGAAGTTGCTTCCCAATCAGCAATCTCTTTCTTAGCGGCAGCAAGCCAAGCCTGATAATCCTGTTTCTCGCCATTCATCCAGGTATTGAAATTTGCGGTATTCTCCTCTACAAACTTATTCAAGATATCTTTCCACTGAGGTATAAGCTGTTCGATGCTAATTACCTCAAGAATACCTGTAACAAACGGGCAAGCGCTCGTCCCTACACAGTTTTCGATATCTGCCTGTCTAATGGACGTAACCTCTTTGCCAACCTTAACGTAAGCCAATGGATACTGATGAACTTCCTTAGTATTGGTCAGTGCTGGCTTGGTAGGTGTAGAAGATGGCGTTCCTTTAATTAGTTTAATACTGTTTGCTCTTACGGCCTCAACAGAGTTGATCTCCAGAACAATTGCGTCAATTCGGTCCATAAGAATCTCTGATGGTGGAATCGTCACTGGGTAAAGCGCATCGTTGTAACTCCAAGTATGATTGAACCATGCTCGGCCAGTTCCAACTGTTACGTTCATCTGGTTACTTTGCTTAACGACCATGCAGTCGCCAATAGATGCAAATATTCCATCTCGAATTAAGCCATCAAATAATCTTGAAATGTCTGTAGCATCATATAATCTATCATGATCTACGGAATTAAAAAATCCAGATGCAAAACTCATATTTTTCCTCCCTTATCTTATTCTTTAAGAGCCGACTGGTATTCTGTTATCATCGGCGCTTACAAAGTCTGTAAAAGTAGGGTATGAAGTTTCCCCACTAGAATCTTGGGACATGATAAATTCCGACACGGTCGACGTCCCTTTAATACCATAGTCGTTTTCTATCTGTACTATATCCCCCATTTTGAAATCTCTTCCATACACAAACATAGTATGAGGATCAACGTCTCCGTCCATAGATATTGTATGTGGCTTCTCAGCTAGAGCCTCTTTACCCTTTTGTGCAACCACTTTCTGTCGTTCGGCGTCACTCATTTTATGGTCCTCATCCTCAGAAGTAATTGACCCAGCGTCAACATATATCTCACATCTATGCATTCCGCTTAATTGTTCCTGGGATTCTCCGTCCCTAGTTACCTCTTTAGTAATCTTCAACGGATTCCCCGATAACGTCTGTGTATCTCCATCCTCTCCAACAGTTAACGCAACATTCGCGTAATCTTCTTTACTGTCAAGATAAGATGTATTATTTAAGTTTTCAAATGACGGACTAAATACAACATATGGAGTTAATTGCTGTGCATAAGATCTATCAATACCTTTGTACAGCTCAAACTCAAATTGTTTATTTTCATTTAGTGTAATTTTAAACCCAATTTGCTTCTCGACACAAAGTGAGTTTATTGCCTCGTATAAGTTTTCATGTTGCTCATATTTAGCGTCAATTGTTAAAGAAGTTATTCTGCTGTCTGTACTCTTCTTGAATACAAAGTTAGAAATCTTTCTTTCTGATTTTGACGGCGATATGATAGCGTCATTTATTAGCTTCTGTACGCCATCTTGGAAATTGCCACTCAGGGTAGTATTGTCCCAGATTATTCTGCGCTTTAATAAGCTCTCAAGGGAATAACCTATTACTTTAATTGTAGGTCCTTCTGTGGCATTTGTTTCTAGAAGCATTCCCTGAATAATCATCATGTGAACTGAACTATCATTTTGAAGATAGTAATCGTTGACTAGATAAGGGAATACTCCATCCATATCCAAAGTGAGGTATAGTTCAAAGTCCCCATTTTCTTGATACCTATCAGTCCAAATGAAGGACTTGAACCTGTCAATGATGGCTACTTTTTCAAACCGTGAGTTTAATATTGTAGCTTCCATTATTTACCTCCTTAAATTATACTCCTTCATAGATTGTATCATTTTCAATCTTGAACTGAATACTCATTGCGCCTTCTGTAGCATTGTAAATGAAGATGTTATCTCCTTTTGACAGCTGAAACCAACTAGATCCTTTGCCTAGGCAGTTTAGAATATTTGTTGCCAGTCCAGCTCTCAATAATGTAACTGACTTTTCTCCTCGCTTAGTGTTAATGATAATATCATCTCCAGCACCATATGCTTGTCCAGTTAAGGTCTGTATAAAGTCAGTATTTATCCTCATAACTTCACGAGTTCTAGCATTATAGATTACGATATCTTTTACCGTATCTAATGCATGAATCGTTATTATTATTCCAACCGAAGCATCTCCTTTGTACGTTACTATATTCTCGTACATATGCACAATATCGCCGAAGTTTATGAGCTTTTCAGTTAACGAGTTGTTTTCAAATGGAAATTCAAATTTAGGATTGACGCCACTAAATAATGTAAGCGTCTTTCCATTAGTTGCATAAAAGTATGGATCTGGACAAATTACGGAAATCTGAGTTGCTTCGTGTTCCTGGAATATTGCAGGTTCATTTGACTCGACGTAACCGAAAGCGTCAAGAGATCTCTGATCCGTTACAAATGTCAACGTGACGTATCTCTTGATAGGGAAATACTTATATGTAGTATGCCTAATAGTTTCGATGTCCGTTCCGAATCTAAAGTCCAGATCCATAACAATGTTTCTAGTTTCAAGCTTAGCACTATTGTATAATGCTCCGTCGCCGGTCGCTATCTCACTAGTATTGATCGTGGCCTTTACAGGCCCTAATCCGTCGATGTTTGTTATAGCTAGACCCGAAACCTCAGGCCTAGCTAATTCCATTTCTAGGGATTCCCCTAAATAATTAGTAACAATTACTTTCTTTATCATTTAAGAGCCCCCTTTAACTGACTAAACTGATTCTTTGTCTGTCGATATATCTCTGTATTAGATAATGCAACAGGGGAATTGTTTGTCTGATTGAATGTGTAGTTATTAGTTACATTGGTACTAGATCCTTTTAGAGCGCGACCAGTTTTACCCCTTCCGCCGTTCTGCAATGCCGCTAAGGCTTTGCTAAGACCGCTACCTTTGCCAAACACACTTCCGGCTATTCCACTAGCTATAGAAACTGCCAAACCAGCGCTAGTTCCAGCTGCAGAAGATCCTGTTGCTGTTGCCACTGTACCGGATACTATACTTGAAAGATTTGACGTATTTACATTAGCAGATAACGTAGGCATTCTTATCGTCGATAATACAGCGTTTACGGCATCTACTAAAGCTTGAGCAGCACTTACAGCTGAAGGTATTGCACCTTTTATTCCGTTAGCGAATGAATTACCGAGTGAAGTTCCTTTTGATCCGGCTTTTCCACTGCCTTTTCCAAATTCAGACAACGCTTTATTGACTACAGCTTTACAAGAGGCTTCTACAGTTGACAATACTGATGAAGATGAGAGTCCGATAGCAAAGCGCGTACCCATAGATTCTCCAGCAGATTTAAAAGCTTTCTTGAAGTTTGTCTCTACGTAATTCGTGAAAGTAGAGCAAGCGTTCTTAGCAGATTTCTTTGCTGACTTTGCAACGCTGTCTGCAGTAGAGTCAATTCCAGCTTTAAATTGTCCTCCAGCTTTCTTGCCAGAAGACTTAAATGACGTATTTGTGTTAAGTGCTTCGCCAAATGACTTAGCAACTGCATTAACTGTCTTTGTCGCTGCAGACCCTTTTAGATTTCTAGATGATCCTTTCTTAGAAGAGGTGGCTTTACCGGTAGCGGCATCAATCATTCCTTGATACATAGAATTAACAGCTCCTAAACCTGCTTCTTTGTATGAGTCTGATACTTCTTTAGAAACTTCTTCGTTCATAGACAGTGTGTCTTTGTAATACTGATTTATCTGTTTCTTTTCTTCAGGCGTCATTTGAAAATACGCGTCAACAATATCTGCGCCATCTAATCCTTTGTTGATTAACTCTTGAAGTAATCTAGGATCTAGATCTTTCGATAGCACTACAATTTCGTCTCGCCATTTCTTAACAGATTCCATATTATCTTTTGCCTGCTGTAATATCTGATCTTTAGTCATTTGCATCTTCTCTTTGAATACTGCATTTGTTCGTTCAATCTGATCAGCCGTAGCAAGTCTGAATCCTTCGATATATGGTATTGCTTGTGTTCCTAGACTTTTAAGATAGTCAAGGAGCCCATCTGCGAAATTCATCTTTCGTAGTTCCTCGATACCTTCGATAACTCTCTTTTCAGCATTAACCTGAGACCACATACGGTCTATGATGGTATCATTGCCAAGATCATTAACGACTTCTTCATATCTGGTAAAGTAATCCGTAGAACTTGAAATATCAAAGTTTGCGAACGATGTAAAACTGTCAAGGCTGATCTTTACAGATTCTGCCATAGACTTAGCAGTATCTTCGATTTTCTTCTTCGCATCATCCCAATCATTATTAATTTTCTTGAGATTCTTCTCCATTTCTTTGGCTGCTTCTGAAACAGCATTAGGGATTTCTTTTACGTCCTTCTTAACCTCTTTCGCAGTTTTCTTTACATTCTTCTTAGCCTTCTTCTTAGCTGCCTCTTTTTCCTTCTTTAAAGCAAACGACTTAATAATATCATTAGCTCCAGACTTTTGAAGTTTAAGATTCTTAACGTATACATTGTTGATTTCTTTACGCTCTTCGTCTGAAAACGTTAGCATCTCTAATACTTTACTAAGATTTCCAGGTCCTTCATCAACCAATTCCTGAACAAGGCGAATATCCCAACCTTGGTTGAGCATCTTCTTTATGGAATTCTTCCATTTAACAGCATCTTGATAGGTTTTCTTATAAGAAGCAATAATGTCTTCTTTGCTTTGTTTACTGGCTTCTGCATAAGCTGTATTCGCTCTATCGATTTCTTCTTTCGAAGCATTAGCGAATAGCTTAATGTACGCATAACCAGACTCACCCATACCTTTAAGAGTGTCGATAAGTCCCTTGCTAAGTCCCTTCTTTGCCGCCTGCGCAAGATTATCTTTCATTTCCTGATAACCTTCAACCTGACTTTCCATGTTCTTAAGAACAGTACTCATTTCGTCGTCCATAGAATCAGAGAACTCTGAGAATATATTTCTAGAGTTATCGAATGCAATATTCGTAAACTTAGTATATTCTTTTATTGAATTAATGATGTTGTTTCTATATTCTTTGAACGTTGAGTTAATGTTAGATTGTATGCTTTTCTGATCTTCTTTCAGCTGTTTTACAGCATTTTTGATTGCTGTGTTATTTTCCTTAATGGCTGAATTAAGATTCTTTTTATTAAGCTTCTTACCTGATGCGCTAAGGCCCTTCTTCAAACGATCCTGTGTTTTAAGAAGCTTCTTCAAAGCTGCTTCGTGCTGTTTAACGGACTTTGTATCTTCTTTATACTGATCTGATTCCTTATACAGGGCAATAGCAAAATTCTTGATAGTTTTTTCGGCAGTTTTAGTAGCTTTACTAAGTGTCTTAAGCTTAGGTGTTGTCTTAAGCAGCTCTTTTCCTAAACTCTTAGAAATTTTAGTAATCGTCTCATACGGAGTTTTATTGAATGAGCTTACAGCCTTATCGAAAGTCTTTCCAAACTGATAAGCGACCTTAATGATTTTGGTCATCTTTATCTTTGCTTTCTTACTGTTCTTTTTAGACTTACTTGCGATCTTCTTAGAAGTTGCATCGTATGCGCTAGTTACGCCAGCTCCAGTTTTGTTAGCATTTTTGATAATATCTTTTGTCGTTTTATCCATTTGATCAGAGAATGTACTGTTACCGGAATTAAGAATACCATTTACAGTGTTCATGATCTTGTCGACATCAGAATTTCCAACTGATTTATTAATCGATTTCTTTATCCCCTTAACGTATCCGCTAACTGCTTTTTCTGCTTTCTTAGCGCCATCCTTTATACCTTTTCCTGCGCCTAGCAAAGCCCCTCTTCCAGCGTCGATACCTGCAAGTTCAATGTCTCCAGCTGTTGATTTAACACCTTTAACAAAACCTTCTCCAGCATAAACACCAACTTTATTGGTTTTCTTGGAAGGGGAATGCTCGTCAAGAGATTTCTTGCTCTTCATGCCCTTAAGTAATTGATTTCCTAAGGAAACGCCAGTAGAGTATACATCCGAACTCTTGTTCTTCGCCCCGCTCATAAATCCTATAGCCGCGTTAGCTCCAGCTGTACTAAAATCTTTAGAATTAGATCTCATGCCGCTAGCAAGATTCTTAGCTAATGACGAACCTGCATCTTTGAATTTTGAATTGTAATCCTTGAATGTGCTATTAGCGGTACTAAGAGCGCTATTTACCACTGAATTAAATCCATCGGTAGTATCTGTATCCGATTTAAATGCATCAGTGACGTATTTCAAGAACTTCTTAGCTACGCTTGATGACGGAGACTTCATATCTTCGCTGTTATTTTTCATTCCAGTGGAAATCCACCCAACAACCTTAGAGCCAACCTTTTCAAAGTCCCCCGATTTTGATTCAAATCCATTCTGTACGGATTTTAGAGAAGTCTTACCCAAAGCCTTAAATGCTTTGTTCATATCCTTGACTTTCTTGTCCAGTCCACCCTTAACACCGTTCAGAGAATTGATGAAATCGGACAATTGCTTAGCGATAGTTCCTGCGTTAGATGTATCAGCTCCTTTTATTGTAGTTGAAAAGCTGACAAAACTCTCACCAAATGATACAAGGTTCTTTCCGAACTTCTTTAAGCTCTCCTTGTTTCCACCAAAGAGTATGCTTTTAGCAGATGTCGCTTCTGGAAGGTCATCGTTCAACTTCGCAACAGATGTAGCAGCAGCCGATGTAGCTGTTATAGTTGAGGTATCGATTCCGGATACTGTTTTAGAGTATTTAGCAAATGATTTACCAAATGAGACCATACTCTTACCGAAAGTCCCTAAGTCCTGAGAACCTCCGACAAACCATTCTTTCATGCCATCCAAACTCGGTATTGTTCCAGCTAATTTTGTAATTGTCATTGCTGCTGATGACGTTGCCTTTATCGATTCAGTATCAACTTTAGATACAGTGTCAGAGTATTTAGCAAATGATTTACCAAATGAGACCATACTCTTACCGAAAGTTCCCAAATCTTCAGAGCCACCAACAAACCATTCTTTCATGCCGTCCAAACTAGGAATGGAGTTGGCAAATTCTGTTATTGTCATTGCGGCCGCAGATGTTGCTTTTACGGTTTCTGTATTAACGCCGGTCACTAGACTAGAATAAGTAGCAAATGCTGCTCCAAACGGTATAAGAGATAAACCGAATAAAGTTAAACTTTTAGATCCTGTTAATAGCTGTTTTAATCCACCAGCTTCAGGTATAGCATTTGCTAAATCAGTCAATGTTTGTGCCGCAGAAGATGTTCCTTTGATTACCCCAGGATTTATGTTAGCAACTTCCGTAGCATACATTGCAAATGCTGCTCCAAATGGTATAAGAGATAATCCAAAATCAGCGAGATCCTTTGTCCCGGCTAATAGCTGCGCTAATCCTCCAGATCTTGGTATGGCTTTTGCCAACTCGACTAGTGTTTTGGCCGCTACAGCAGTGCCCTTAACTGTTTCTGGATTGACATTTGCTACTTGATCGCCATATGCTTTCATACCAGCGCCAAGATACAGTAACTGATAAGCAAATTTCTTAATTGGATCTTGGCCAAGGTTAATAAATGTTGAGATAGCATTCACAATCTCAGCTCCAGCTATTTTGACAATGCATCCTGCTAGTACAGACATAGACGATCCTATCTCTGGTTTGACTTTACCCATCGTAGCCAAGAATGGCTGCAGTTTCTTTGCAAAGTCCGATAAGTTAGTAGCTATTTGCGGTAGTCCATCTGTGATTCCCTGGCCAACACCGGATATAATTCCGCCGACTAACTTTCCTAAACCTTCGCCTAGAAGTTCCATTATCTGAACTCCACCATTCATGAAATCCTGGAATCCAGGTATCTTATTAAGACCTCCTAGTACGGCTATAATTGCTGCGAGTCCAGCAACAAATATAGAGAAACTCTCTAATGCAGATACGGCTCCAGGAAATGGAATGGCTTGCAATATTAGCATAGATGCCGATACAGATAATAGAACCATACTTAATCCGGCTGACGCTGCTAACGATCGCTTCCAATCTAATTGAGCTAACAGCGCAATGACCCCAGTGATTTCCAAAAGAATTGCGCCAGCTAAAAGAACACTAGGCTGTACTTTTTCGACGCCAGAGAATCCTTTTAAACATAATGTAAATACACTTAAAAGCAATGATATTGCTGCTGATCCTGCTATAACTCCAGTTGGATCTAATTGAGCTAACAGCGCTATAACTCCAGCTATCTCTCCAACAACCAAGGCAGCCACTATTACTGACTTCTTAGCGTCGATTGACACATCACCGGCTTTTATCATGGCAGACATACATAATATTATAGAATCTACAGCTGCGGTCGCTCCTGCCATTTTCGATTGATCTAGACCAGATAATACGGCAATAGCTGCAGTCAATATCAATATAGATCCAGCAACCGTTACCATCATCACACCGGCTCTAGCGGCATATTGACCAGCTTTAGCTGAAGCTTTTATTAGAGTACCAATAGGAATCATTAAAGCTATCAGATCGGCTATACATTTTGCAGTCGTCTTAAGGTCGTACCTTTGAAGCTTTTCGAATGCTTTTAATAAAACATGCAGACTAACTGTAAAACTAAGGAGCAGAACACCTGCTTTTGCGGCATTTGGTCCAGCTTTAGCAGATGCTTTAAATAGCAGCATCATTGTTCCGAATACCACTGCAAATTGTTTCCATCCTTTTTTCATGGAACTAAAGTCCATTTTGGAAATTTTAGACATCGCTTTTGCTAATCCATATATAGCCGCTACTGAAGCCAATAATGTAATAGCTCCTCTAGTACCACCTAGAGCATTTGCTTTTCCAACTGCGATCATAAGTACTGATAATGATCCAACGGCTAATACCAATGCCCCAATTGTACTTCCGGCATCATCTATATAATACCCGGATAATTGTTTAAGGGCTTTAACCATAAGTAGCAACGAAGCTGCTAATGCTACAATTTGAAGAGCTCCAGCAGCTGCTAATTTGGAATCAGCGCCCATTGTATATTTAGCTAATGCTCCAGAACATATAGTAATTACTCCAACTAAACCAGTAATTACTCCAATGTTAATAGCCATAGACTTGTTAATGGTCACATTTTGAAGTTTTTCTAATGCTATTGTCATTAGCAGAATGCTTCCAGCAATAGAAATGACCATTGCAGATACACCAGAAAATCCTTTTGCTAACTTTTCTGTAGAAATAGAACCAATTGTATAAGCAAATGCTGCTAATGCTGTTCCTAATATACCTATTAAAACAACTGCTCCTTCTACACGATCCTGAGGTAGCATGGTAAGTAAAGCTATAGACCCAACCAATATAGCGATTGCTTTCGCTATCTTAATAACTATATCAGCTTTGATTGAGTCTTGCCAGGTTTTAAGTGTTAAAGCTCCCTGGTTCATAAGCTTAATAAAACTATTACCAATCGCTGCTGGCAAGGCAAATAAACCACCGAACCTATCGGTAAGCACTGATAATAACTTAGAGAGATTATAAAGGGCCTTTACAGAAACCCCTCCTAACAATATGGTTAAGATGTTAGCTGTATTAACCTTTCCAGATTTATCTTCAACGAAAGAAAATACACCATTAAATGTATCAATCATCGTTTTCTTAAATCCGTCTGCCTGATCGGTCCAACCTTTAAAATATCCTGTTATCTTAGACCTAAGAGAATATAATTTCGAAGTAAAAGAATCTATCGAATCTCCTGCTCCACCAAAACTCTCTTTGGCAACCGCTCCTATTCCAAGGATGGTACTGAGTAAAGCTTTGAAATCTATATGCCCAACTTCTTTACAATGATCGATAAACTCATCAATCAGTTTTCCTGCATTTTCGCCAAAGTCTTTTATATCTGGCCACAGTGTTTTAACTATTAATTCGTCTAACAGTTTTATTACTTCCTGTGTACCTTTCCAATTCCATATCGCTTTTGCGAAATACTCAATGTTTTTGATTGAAAACGCTATTGCTGATGATATCAGATTAACGCCTTTGGCCACTACATCAGATACCTTCGCAAACTTGTCAAATTGAACGATTCCATCACCGAGAACTGCAGTAAGATCAAGTACACTATTTACAGATACTCCCAATAATTTAGAAATAATCTGTAAAGAGATTTTAAGTCCTACGCCAAGAACATTTTTAACAATTTTTATAATTGTAAACAGACCCTTTAAAGTTCGATATAATTTATCGACTTTATCTCTAGACATTATCAGTTTCTTAGTAAAGACTTCGAATGCATCAGTTATACTCTTTATTTCTTTTGCATTCTTTTCTGGGAATATAGCCCTATAAGCAACTCTAAAGGTATCTAATATCCCTACCGCAGATGCCATTACATTAACAAATGAACGCATTAAAGAATTTCGTCCACCCATTTTCTTCCAAGCATCTAGAGTAGCATTCTTAGCGGCAAATGTTTTTACGATGTAGTTACCGATTATATTGTCTAAGAAGCCCCAAAGTTTTTTAGATTCTTCGAAGTTACCAAATATCGTTTCCCATGTATGTTCCCATCCAGAACCGATAGCTTCTTTCCAAGCTGCGAACATCTGCCCAGCATCTTTAAATTCTGAAGCCGCAGCATATGCTTTTTGACCAAGTTCTGTTGTTTCATCGGTATATTTGCTAAGCGTCTGAACAAGAACATCGGTAGTCATCCACTGATACTGAAGGTTATCATTCCAGTTCTTTGTAGCATTAAATGCGTCGGATGTAGCTCCTTTAGCATTCGTAGTTGTTGTATAATAGTCCTCGCCTTTTTTGACGACTGTACCTAGAGCAACGGCAGTATCAAGCAAGTTCTGTTTGAAATCCATTGTAGCCATATTCGCAACTTCGATTGATTTCCAGTCG